CCACCATGGAAAATGTGTACCCACACAAGAGGCTCCCTCTATCCTGCGGCGTTGACCACTCCTGGAAGAGTTGGGGAGACAAGGTTCCAGGTCTTCCGTCCTAGGAAATACCGCACTTTTTTACCTCCACGGAAAAACATTTTATAGTTAATTTTTATAAAATTATTTTAAATTTTTTTATAAGGTCTAAGCACATGAAAACACTCGGTTTTCAGGGTTTTTACCCTTTTTTGACCTTATTTATGCCTTATGTTTTCTTGAAATGTGCCGATAAGAGTATTATAAAAGGGGCCAGTGAGGCACCGGGAACCTAACAAAAAAGGGTAACATCATGGAAACTAAGGAAACAACAGAAAAAAAGTTTATAAGTAATGTCTTAAACGCTGGATCTGACACGCAAATAGACCCGGCAGTAAAGACGTTACTAATATACTTCGGTGGCCTACTAGTTAGTATAGTAGTAGGCAACTTGATTGGTGATGCTATCGCTGATAAGCTTATCAAATAATCTTTTGGGAAGGACTTGTACCGATAAGAGTATTATAAAAGGGGGGGACAACCCAACCTGAAACATTAATCGAAAGGTATTAAGATGAAATTTCTAGAATCAATGAGCGGTTTAATTGTATCAGCAGTAATGGTAACAGCAGCATACAAGATAGCTGGTTATATTGTTGATACAGCAGCTGAAGCACTAACCGAAGCGGAACTAGGGAACAAGTCAAAACGCCTTGCAGAACTGTTTACAGACCAAGCAAACAATAAGCAACAAAGCAAGTAACTAATCAACTAATCAACTAATCAATACATACCATAGGAGTATGACATGCAAATAGTACGACGAGACGAATTAGGACGGTTCTCAACACCTTGGCAGCTGCCAAGCACCAATACGTTGACAATGTGGGCGGTCGGTGCCGTGGCCGTGGGTTATGGTGTCAAGTATCTATACGACAAATTTGGAGCCGATAATGGGACGACCGAAGAAGAAAGTCAAACGACAGAAGCTGACAGTGACGTTGCCGCCGGGACTGATAAAAGAAGCAAGAAAGAAGCATGAAGAAATGAGTCGGTATCTTGAATACTTAATTGTTGACGATCTGAAAAAGGAGAAGAAAAGTGCTTAAGGAAATTGAACGGACGGACGAGAGAAGAGTTTTTGAATGACCTTTTGTATTAAGATTTTGGAGAGGTACATGACAATTGAAAAAATCACAAAAGTATATTTGGACGGCATCGAGTACTACAGAGTTTTTCTGAAAGAATCCAATTACTTCCACGATGTACGAGTACAAATGTATGCTGCATGGAAAGAAAATTTAGGACATACTGAATTGGATGAACTAGAAGTATCTTAGATAAAAACCCCCAAGGTCTCACTTGGGGGTTTTTCTAATACCCTCAAGCCTCAATCCCTCAAAACACCACCTACCAACCACTTCAAGTATACGTCAATAAAGTACTTGCAATTGTGCTTGCAGGTGCGTACGTTGCCAACAGCCAAGACAATCAAATAAATTTTTTGAACAATCACTTAGTACTTTTCCCGTTGGGGTACGCCAGCGGTTTGTCAACTTTTAGAGGGGGGACTATGTCGATAACTCAGAAGCATCTAGACGCTCTTTGTGAGCGATTGAACGAAGCAACAGAGAATCCATTGGCAACGTATACCAAGAGCGAAGAAGGAAAGTTCACTGCCAACATTGGTAACTATCATTTGAGTGGTGCTTATGGTGGTTGGGCGCTCTATCAGATTTGCAATGAGGGTGGAGGGGTGCACGACATTTTTTCCGCTGGTCACATAACAAAACCTAAGTTGTGGGATTTAATGCACGCCTATTTGAAAGGGATACGATTATGAAGTGCGCAAAAGTTTATTTAGGTGACAGTGTTTATGTAGAGGTAGATAGAGGGATATTTAAATTGACAACTGAAAATGGTTATGGCGCTGAAGATACAATCTATTTAGAAGTACCCGTGTACAAATCTTTTGTCGAATACGCAAAGTCAGCTATGGAGGAGGAAGAGTAATGAAATTCCAAAAAGAAGAACCCCTGGAGGAAGGCGTCTTTTACATGGTGCAAGTTTTTGCCACGGGGGTAAAAAAGAAATGCCGTAAAGTTCAACGTCACATGCTCCCCATGGGATACACCAGCTACAAACAGAATCTTTCCGAGTCGGATAGGGAAGGTTTGAAGAAAGCAGCAAAGCTAACGATTGGTGCCGCCATGAGGAGCATTTACGACGACAACAGAAATTGCTATATATCACTAATCCGCGTCACGCGCACCAAAGTTTTCTACAAGAATGAACCTGCTTATTTTTCCGAGAGTTGGGAACCTTTCCACGAGCTAAACCAAGGATTCAAAATCTAAAAGGGGGGTGAGTATGTTTGAACTAGACGACAAAAGCAGAAGAATAGTAAGCCTTTGTACTACGCTAATTTTTGCCGCTCTCCAGCTAAGAAAAGAACTTCGAACACAGAAAGCTAAACCTAGTAAACCGGGCCTAAGACTGGCAAGATAGAGTACTCATAGAACCTGCACAATGGTGTAGCCTAGTCGCTTTCAGTGACTAGGCTTTTTTGCGTTGAGTAAAAGTAGTGCTTAAACTAAAATTAGGGATCAGTAACTTTTTTCCATAGGTATTGGTATAATGATGGGAAGACCCAAGATCCCAAACATACAGAAAAAAGTGAAGGTCAACGTAGCGTTGGACCCAGACATTTACGAGTTCCTGTTAGGGATCAAAAACCGAAGCAAGTTCGTCAACGAAGCAACCAAAATTCTAGTCGAGGCGTACAAGAATGAGGCCAAAAGAGAGCACTCTGAAGAAGAAAGTCCTACTCCAGCTTAAAAGCCTGCCTAAGACATGGGCAGTCAAAATCCAACAAGCGTCAATCGTGGGTACCCCAGATATCTTAGCTTGTGTGGCTGGGCATTTCATTTCCTTGGAGCTAAAACGGGACGATAAAGCCAAGACCACACCGATCCAGGACTACAATCTCAAAAAAATAAAAGAGGCTGGCGGTAAGACCTACGTGGTCACACCAGCTAATTGGGACGAGGTGTTTGCGGAGTTGAAGAGCCTGGTGCAGGCTCCTCGGCCCTCGCTGCGAGATCCTTCTTGATAGCGTCGTACTTCAGCTTCAGCTCCGAGTTCCTAGTGGCCATCCTGTCCATCTCTTTCACGATACGGGCAAACTGCTTCTCGGCCTTTTCCTTCTTGGCAGACCGATTGATAATCCAACCAAGCAACATGATTACAATACGTCCAACCATTCCCCAAGCCATGATGTCCTCCTGTTAGTTTCGTCTGCCGTGCCTGCTGCCACTGCTTTGGTTACTGGGTTTGATGACGTGCAGCAAAATGTCCGTGTACCCAAATACCGTGAGGCGATGGTATGTTTTGGCTTCTGGTGCATAGAACACATGCGAGCAGACACCTTCAAGCAATGGTACAAGGAATGTTTTTTCATCTTCTGTCACGACCTCAGGACAATTACCTATGTACGAGTCTACCAGTACTTTCTGTTGGAAACTGATCTGTTGCAACAGACCTACCCGAGATTGGCAAAGTGACACCCCTACGTTGTTTTCCTTGGTGCCATTGCACTTTACAACAGCGGGCAGTGTCTCATTGGTGATCTCGATCATTCCCGAGGCATGTTGCCCTTGAACATCGAAAGCGCCGATGTAGATAGGGCAGAACCCATCACCTTCCATATCTGGCTGTAGATCAAACTCGAACGTGTGCTCCTTGCGAGAACGCCAGCCCTCTTTCTCTACAGGGATCTCCCTGTGGCACGTCATGAGCTTGATCAACTCCATACGGTCATCTAGCTTTAGTTCAATCTTGTAGTGCACAGTCTTGGGGACGACCATGGTACCACGTCTAGGATGGCCGTTTACCTTCATATTTAGGGTTTTTTTGTATGTGGGGACATCATCATTAGTAGAGGAAAAATTTTTGGCATCTTGTGCAGTACAAGATGCCAAAAGAACAGAACTATACAAGATTGTCTTCAGCATCATAGCACCCTTCTGTACCCGAGTACTCTAGATTTTTTGTACTTATTGATCCCAACTTTGTTGCTCTGATTTCCACCGAGGCATATAATGTAGTCACCGTCTTCCCGAACGAAGAACGCAACGTGGCCTTTCCAACTTTTTGGGCTAGACCTCCAAAATACCACAACGTCTCCTTCCTTCGGTTTTTTTATTTTTCTGCCAATTTCCAACCAAGACCTAGCTGCTGCGCTTCGGGTGGACGGTACCCCTACTCGCTCATGGCACCAACAGACAAACGCACTACACCAGGCGACTGAGTCTTTGTGGTACTTAGCTTTCAGAGAGGTTTCCTTGTGGTACTCGACAATCCTTGGATTGTCTTTAGCACCAAGTACCTCTCTGATCCCCACCTCTTTCAAAGCCATATCATAAGGGCTGGCGGGGATCTCTTGTTTGCAGCATTGGCAAATCATGCCTCTTCTTTCTTCACAAACACGTCAGCGATGTCAGAAAGACCAATCATCATAGATTTGTAAAAAGCAACCTTGTTCTCCTCCAGCTCCTCGCCCAAATCTGTCGCTGCCGTAATCGCTGGCAAAAGATCAGTGATACTGGATGTCATAATCCCAGGTAGATCATCTCCCGCATCCCATCCACCATTGTCTTTCACTTCAGCAACTATCGCTGCTACGAACTTGGCCACGCCACTTGCCACTGCATATGCACTATCTGATACTTCTACTTCCACTTTCATCTCAAACTCCTTTATAATGAATGGGGTAACAACTACGATGAGGTTAGCATGAATAAACTTTACGCTGAAGTAGTTAAGCTCCTTCTCCCAGTTCTCGTAGGTGTCATGGCTTGGTTCACGAATGACATAGCTACTTCAATCAATGCGATGAAGAACAACCAAGTCAAAATGAACCAGAAACTATTGCTACTTGATGGCGTTCATTCTGCCACGAAACCAGAAAACTGATTCTGTACAATGAGATCGCAAGCGAAGATCTTCTCAATCTGGAATTGTGGGGAGTCTTCCGCCTCGACCCACTCGGTATCATGGTCAGATAGGCAAGCGTCTATTGCCGGTTCAAAATCACCCGTATATCGAGCTAGCACGCCCTGATATAGAGCATTGTGATGGTCTCGCCTTGCTAGCTCCTGGAGGCGCTTAAACGCTTGTCCCATTTAAGGCAATTCTCAAGACTAATAAATGGGCATGAAACCCCTCAAGACCGCTTGGATAGCTGCTGGGGAGTAGAATATTCAAATCCGAGTCGCCACCCATCTTTTTGATTGCTCTGAATAATGTGCCGATCATATTTGGTGTGTAGTAGACTCGGCCATCTGCGAAGGGCTCTCCCATCTTCCAATTTTTCTTCTTGCCATAGTTGCCATGCTCGACCAGGTTGTCTAGGTTCCCAGTGCGGAACATCCAGAACATGAACCCAAGGCCCATATCTCTAGACCAGGTGGTCTTGGATCCTAGGTCTTCTCCGTTGGCCCAACAAGGAACTGGTCTCCTGCCCCAACGGCCTTTCTCAAGCTTCGCAGCATCGACATTTCCGCCACCAACTACCGCTCGGTACTTGCCTTCCCAGAGCATGGCGTCACAGCCATCGACTACCCAGCCGTGGTCATTCTCTTCGAGTTCCGACTTGAGGCGTTCGATCTTGGCTTGCACCAGCTCCATTTTGTCTGTGGGCTCTGGGTCTTGAGCTTCGACGGTTGAGCATGAGACGAATGCTAGGAATGAGAAGAGTAGTGTTTTCATGTTGGTGGTTCCTTAGTTTATCGAACTCGTATTGCGTAAAAGAACACGTCAACCGTAGTTTGTAAGTGTCGGACGAACTTATATTTAGAGAAACCGAGCCCGACACGTGCGGGTAGATCGTGGTGACATTTGGTTGGTTAATGCCTACAAAGAACGAACCTCCTGCAAGTGCAGTATCCCCACTATCTGTAACTGCGACACGGGCATAAATATTGGCCGCCCCCCCAGAACTATTTTCTATGCTAATTGTAGCTCCCCATTTTATCTCCCACTGTCCCGCTGTCAGAGCTATTGATGCTCCATTGACATCGACCGGAGTATCTGCAACTGACGTGTTTGTATTAGATGTAATACTAGCCGCAATCCTCTCGCCTATTTCCCCAGCAGCAGCAGCACTTCCATCGGTAACACCTTTAGCTTCAAGATTACCCGTTGGCCCATCTATGACAATCGGGCATTTCTCAACGCCACCATCGTTAACGCAGAGCTTCAAGTCTTGATCTAGTGCCCTGTTGGGCAATGTCTTTGAGGTCTGTCCGATAGCTATGCTCGATGAGAAGAGTATGGCTAGTGATATTAGGTATTTCATGGTGTTCTCCTTAGTCTAATGTGTAGTGTCCCTGAAGGAACATTACTTTCTGTCCCGTAAAAGTAGCGGCCTGTATGAAAGTTACCCTCACGGAATCCGTTGAGGGTGTGATAGCACTAAAAAAGCCTGGTGTGATTCCTGCGAACTCAACGTGCAGTGTGGCCACAGCTTGAGCTCGGGTAGAGAAGTCAGTTTTTCTAACAATTGGCAATGTGAGATCGAAAGTACCAGTTGAGGTACTGGTTTTGTCCCCAAGAACACGACCCCAAACAGTTACTCGGTTGCCCTGTCTGAAATAGTGACCTTCAATCCAAGTTACACTTATAAAATTAACTGCATTTGAAATAGTAGCTGTCCACTCACCCTCTGATTCTGGTGATACCATAACAAATGATTCTTCGCCTCTAACACTAGCCGTTAGATTCCCATCCGCATCAGTCCTAAGCGACTGCACATTTCCAGCAAAAGCACTGCCTGCTAGTAGCAAGGATAGTGCTGTGAGTATCTTTTTCATTTGGTTCTCCTTTGGTTCATTTCTAGGTTAGAGAAGAGTAATAGTTTCAGCGTCGCCTGCGCGCGAAAAACTTGTAGTTTACCGGGGTATCAAAGTTCGCTCCCTGCGCCTTAACTTTCCCATAGAAATTGTCTGCCACTGAAATGCTAGTTCGGTAATGGACAATTCCCGAGCCACCTATAGTTCCGTTCGTGGCGAACATCCCAATCGTGTAGTTGTCAATTTGTTCTGTTGATACAGTACTATTCCCAAGAGAAATTGACATCAGTTGCCCGGTACTAGAAGCATTCGCATCTCCATTGGAGTTCACGAAAAACGATATGTCCCAATCTCCTGGAGGCAGTAGCAAGGCACTGGTGACTACAAACGCCGTGGTTACAGGCGTAAAGGAACCGATAATTTCAATGTACTTACCGATATCGCCATCTGATGCAGAACTTCCATCATCAACACCAACTATCCCACCAGCAGGAATAATCGAGTCATTGAACGTCTTAGCCCCTCCAAACGTCTGCGCTACAGTTGTCACTGTCCCATTGGTAGTAGCATCGGCCGCAGGCACAGACAAAGCTATTGGAGCGCATGATGCTTCCAACTCAACCCTATGGGTACCATCTATCGTGAGGGAGCTAAGGTCACAGGTCATTGTAGTATCGTCAGCAGAACAAAGACGATATGTTTTGTCCCAAGCGCCTGCGAGAGTAGCGCCTTCATGTCGCACGTAGGCGTCTTTTGGAGTACACCCAAGGTTATGCGTCTGTACACCAGGATCACTTGACTTTATGCCTGAAGTGAAAGTCTTGATTGGCACCACATTCGTCGAGAACCCTGTATCTCGCATCTTAGTAGATATGGAGCTCCCTGCTGGTAGCCCTGTGCTCAGGAAGATGGAATCATTGGTAGAGTCAAGCAACCAGTCTGGAGAGAGCTGGTTGTTGATCTTGCCGTCCTCACGGCCCCAGCGAGATGCTGACCAGTCTTGATTCTCTATCGCTACGCTGACAGAGGCGAAGTCTATTCTTGCTGCTGCTAGCTTGCGGATGTCTTCTTCTGAGAATACATGGTTTTTGGCATAGTCAACACTTTGAACCCTACCAAAATAGTCATCTGAATAAGTCCCATCCCTTCTTGCCCCTACCATGAATTTGGTAGTAGCTGACCAATTGAGAGTACCCGCCAAAGGCTCGGAAATGACACGGACACCATCAAAATATGCCTTTGCCCGGACTCCATCCCAAGTGAAACCCACATGGTGCCAAGAGCCGCTGATTGCATTAATAGGCGCAGAAAAAAGCTCTGTTCCAGACGTTGTTTCCGTCATTATCTGCAACTCACCCGCAATAGTTACTCGCAAGTTCCAGCCTGAAATAGAAGCCGAGTCAGTCAAAGATATTAGTGTTTGATTAGCAGCATCACCCCACTCAGCAGGAGCGAACAACCCGCTAAAGCTCAAGGTATCATCTACTGTTATTTGTAGATCAGCATCGGCAGACTCAAACCGCTCATTGACAGCGCCATCATTCAAATACCCAACGTTTGCTTCACCGAAAATACCCAGATGCGTGAAAGTACTACCGCTAGAATCGGTTAGTGGCTTTCCATTTCCAGACCCATCACTAAAGTCACCATCAAGCAAGTTCCAATAGTAGACTTTCCCAGTTAGGTCATCCAAAGGAAATGAGTCATCAGTCAGCACATGGCCGCCAGCTACTTGCTGGTGGTTCGAGAAACGCTTGGAGTAGATGGCGTTGATCTGGGCTGCTGATAGCTCAGAATCAGTAAAGAAAAAATCTTGAAGTGACCCATCCACACGTTGCCCGGCTGAAGGCAATCCTCCGATTATGAGAGGACCTGTTCCTGTTTCGGTACCACAAGTCCCCGAAGCGACTGCTTGGCCGTTTATATGTAGCGTTACAGCGCTCCCGGCTGGGGAAGTTAGAGCAAGGTGAAGCCATTCCCAGTTCGCAAAGCCATCGTACTCAAAGGCTATGGCAGAAGCAGAATCAGAACCACAGTTGACACGGATCTCTTTCACATTCTCTACAACCTGAATACCATATTCGAGATTTGCACCGTCGTATCGACTGAACAAGAATTGACCAGTAGAGTCAGGACCAGCCCAATCCAGCGAAGCCGAAATTCCTACAGAAAATGCTGCTGTACTAGGGTTGTCTACTTTAAAGAAAGCGTTCGAAGAGTTGAATTCACCATCTTTGTGGAAAGAGACAACGTTCTCTCTACCAAAAAATCCTTTGCCCGTGTAAGAGACTGTCCCGCTTTCTGCTAAATCACCTCCTTGTACGGCGTCATTTAAAGCATCACCAGCTAAGGGGAAATATGCCGAATCTGCAAACGTGATATCTCCATCAACCAACGGACCCTTGGCATTTGCAACAGATCCAACCGTGCCTATAGACCGCTCAATATTGTAGACAATGGGGTTGATATTGACCGATTGATCTAGGACCCTACCGACAAAGAAGCTATCCATGTAGATGATGGCAGCGTCTGCTGAAGCAATGACCCTTACTCCTAGAGTTCCACTTGATGGGCATGTGAAATTGAGTTGCACCCTAGACCAAGTAGTAGCTGTTACCACATCGAATTCACTAAGGACCGATGAACCGTCCCAAGCTTGGATCTTGAGGTTGCCATCGCCACCCTTGTAGGCCCAGGAGACGACACACGCCTGCCCAAGCATCTCGTTTGGGATATCCTGCTGGGTTGAGCTCAAAGTCTGAGCCGCCGCACCAGCATCCCAGGATCCACTTGATTCCCCAAGGGCGAGATTGACACCAGAGGTCACGGTATCAAACGTTCCGCCAGATGCCGACCACCGGGATTCCCCGTTTTCAAACCCGCCGTTCTCAATGATCGTGGTGGTTCGTAAATCTTGTTCCTCCACTCCAAAGAACGCACCCATCGCATGGGATGACATCAAGGATATGGCTAATAGTATTTTTTTCATGGTTACTCCACCTCGGTTCCGTTGGGGATAAATCGAATGTCAGCCGTATCAGTATCAGTTGCCCGAGACAACTCAACTTTGATCAAATCACCAGGGCTTACACCTACACTGTTGATCTCACCCGAAGCGTCCGTTAGATCACAAACAGTTTCTCGGTATTTGTTTGCAACCCCTGAATTAGCAAGGGCTGAATTTGTGCTGGTATGCTGGTTTGTGGTGCTTCCCATCCCGTCTAGACCCTCTCGGATGAGAGTTGAGACGGTCTCTAGGCGGATTGTGTTGATTGTCGATGGAGAGTAGAGAGCTATCCTCATGTTGATCTGGACCCCAGCGATGTACCCTTGAGGAACCTTGACGAAAGCAACCAGGCTGTTGGCTAGGCCACTCTCATACATGTAGATGAGTTGATCATTCTCAGATCCTTTTACCGGAGCACTCCCTGGCGGCTCGTCCCAGTTGAGACTCCCACCCCCACCGCCGCCAGCTCCAGAGCCAAGGTTCATGACCATGGCGATGGTCTTAGGACCACCAGAGCTGTTGGTTACGGTCACCGCTGTCTTCTCCGAGCCCACTTTAGCAATGGTCGTGAAGCCAGATGTGAGCTGAGAAATGAGCTCCCCTGTACCATCATCGTACTCGTAAAGGGTAAACCCCAAATCTGCAAAGTCTACGTTGAAGTTGTGGGTGAAGTCCACGCTGCCACTATCTGCCAGAGCAACCGCTGTGAAGAACCTTCCGTTGATGTTGTCACCAACAGATGTCCACAAACCTTCGACAGAAGCATGCAGAGGTGCCCCACCAGCTGTTCCAAGCGCTGGGTGATCTAATTGTAATCTAGAAACTGTACCCATGTCACTTCTCCCTCATTTTCCATAGGTTGCGAGATTGAGCTTCTTTTCCTCTTCTTTCAGAGGCGTCACTATAATCTCACCCGTATCAAAAACCTTTATCCGCTTTTCCGATGTCCACATCTCAAGACCAACCAGCTGGTGTATGGGCGTAACCGTCCCAATGTTGAAACCTGAGCCCGGTCTAGCTATCGCCATCCAAGAAAAGTTCCGAAACTTATCAGCTGGACAGTCTACGAGTAATACAACCTGTTGAGTTTCCAGATCCTTGCCTTCGATCTTCATTCGCACAGCGCCAGAGTTTTTGTTCCATGCCTGGTCCACGGGGTTTTTTGTCGTAAGTGACCACATCCCACAGGCACTCTGCTTGCTGGGGTAGTCAAACCGCCACCTAAGACGAAATTTTCTTGGTTTATTCAGCATTTTACCCTCAGGCTGTATAGCTGAAGGCTATGACCCATTCCCATTGGACAATGCCTCCGTTTGCAAAGGACCCTAGCAACTGGGATCGAAGCCCAATGTGCATATTATCCCCCAGTGCCGTATCGCCATCCTTACCAATCTGACCATCCACTGGTGCTGTCGGGATGTAGCCGTTGGTCACATCGCCACCTTGTGCCTGATCCGAGTCTATCACCATAGCCTCTGAGGCTGTTATGATTCCGTTAGCCAAGGAAGAGCCTTGCCCAGTAGCAGCACCTCCGGCCCTACCGTAAATCTCTACCGTGTCGTCGCCACCCTCGCCTACGCCGTTTGTGGCAAAATCAAACTGGTTGGCCTGGTTGCCAACCTCGGCGTTGATCGACTTGTGGTCGATCCAGAGACCGCCAGAGAGGTCATCGGCGTTGTTCTTGGATGTGCCAGAGACATTTCCAAGCGTTGTGAGCATAGTTGTGATGTCGTTTGCGGCTGTATCAGCACCCCCGTAGGTGAATCCAGTGCCCACTCCGAATGTCTGGAGGAATGTTTTCACATCGGTGATGGGGTCTATGGTCGCATCGTGCCTAACCCACACATCTTGCCTGCCCGAGTTATCGGCTGGGCCTCCTCCACCAATAGGAGCATAGCTCCCGTTGATTACTGAGCCTAAATCGATTCCTGTGCCTCCACCAGCTAGACTGTCACTAGCGGCAGCACCATCTAAACCAAGATCTGAAACTGTAAGCAAAACTGTCATAGGTCACTCCATTATTCTTCGACTATGGTTGCAGTGGTACCGCCCGTTATACCCTCATGCCCCGGTGCGTATCCCGGAAAAGGAAGCATTTGGAAGCTCCATAACCTCATTGGTATCTTAATCCCTGCGGGATCATAACTAATCTGCCTAATTAAGCATGGAACATTGGTAAATAGTGTACCTTGTATGTTCACATTTAGTTTAACAAAATCACCGATGTCTAGCAGCAGCGATCTCCAGGTCAGGTTGACATTCACGTTCTCTAGGTACGCCGATGTCAATCTCAGAATTTCACCAACCTGATTCTTAACCGTAGTATTATCATAAAGATTTGGAAATACTACTCTTTTTGAGATTTCCCTTCCTGCTTGCGTAATCGCCAGTGTGTTCTTCTGTACCCTCGTCTCCTGGAAGTTCTCCTTGCGACTGGGTAAAAAGTTGAATTGGCCCTTCGCTCGGTTGAAGTTGTTTCGTTCGTCTAGTTTGAGTTTGAAGCTTTTCTGCTCAACATCCCAGTTCTTTATTTGGTATGCGGGAGACGCTTCGAAGTCATCCAGGTGGTTAGACAGAATTTGTAGCTTCTGTGATCTGTTCAGAAACACCTCAAGCCTCACCTGCTCAAGCAGTGAGAGAATAAACGTGAGTGCGCTCTGAGCTTCGTTTATGTAGATCCTGCTCAGAAAGTCACCTACGGCATTCTCTATGGAAGCCCCGCCGCTCACCGTTTTGTCTCTGAATGTGTCCCAGTTTGCTGCAAAATCACCCAAGGAAGCATCCGTGTACGTGGCTAGGATATCACGGGACTGCTCGATGATGTTGTCATCGTACCCACTCAGGTCTTTTCCCTTCACTTTCACCAGCACCATATCGGAGCTTTCGAACGCATACACCTGATCGGTGGTGTCTACTGTAATCGCCAGCATGCTGTTTGAATTTTGGGCTATTTGGAAATTGTTCTTCCCTGCGGGCACTGCGGAGATATCCGCTGCATCAACTCGCCATGCTTTCTCACCCCTTCGGATGTAGACCTCAGAGGTATCGAACGCTGTATTGTCGTTCGCAGAGATCACCACCTGGGTATTGTTGGTCCTGGAGGTGTCGCCGTTCATGTCGGCGTCTTTTCCATTGACCACAGTGCATGGGATGCTTGCTAGATTGGGCTCGACGTTGACTGTCCAATCACCATAGATGATGGGGATGAGTGCATTTTCTTTGTCAGACTCTATATTCGCATACGAGGATACTGCAAATATCTCAGAGGGGAAGCTGGCATTGATCTTGTCAAAGTCATCTCTTGCGAGGAAGGAGATGTCTGTTATCGACCGTTTGAATCCTGCCTCTTCAGTAATCTTCCCGCTAAAAATGATCTTGTAGGTGGACCCAACGTCCCTCAGCCCAAGCTTTACAGTAATTTGGTTGCCTATCCATCCTGAAAAGTCATCCCCAGCTGGTAGGTACTTATTGTATTTCCCATCTGCGTTATTCAGAGTCAGCTCCTGGCTGGAAAACTCCAGCTGGGCACTCAGAAACTCCCCCACCGTTCGACTAATGACTGGGAAGTTGAGACGGGCCTCGTAGTACACCCCGTCTACATACTTGTTCCGGTCTGAAACGTGGATGGTTCTCTCCGCAGACAGATCAAGCGTCCCTAGGGGGGATACAGCGCTTCCCTTGTCAAATCTAAGCCTACCTAGCCCAGGTACAGATGTGATTGTCTGGACCCCATCTAAGCCAGCGTCAGAGGCACTAGAGATAGTGATTGTCTCACCTGTTTTGAGACCATGCTCTGAGATAGTCACTTCCACAATATTGGCACTGGGGTTGGTGTACGCCAGCCATGTTCTGGATAGGGTAGGTGCCTCGATATCGACGATAAGCTCCAGCTGATTCACGAGTGAATCGTGGCACTGATCAAGAAAATCTTGATCAAGCACGGTAGCTGTTAGATATGGCCGTCGATCACTGTTGCCCATTACTTGCTCTCATCCAATGTTAAGCCAAAGCTTGCGAAGTCGTACTTAGGACCCTTGCTATTGTGCCTCTCTTTGGGGATTTTATCTATTTTCGAGAATGCAGCAAACCTTGCCGTAAACTCAGCATCGTTAATGTCTGGTGTTGGTATCCAAAGGCACTTCAGAGTGGTTCGCTTTTCTTGGAAGATCGCTTTCAGGATACCGTAGTTGCCTTGAGTGAACCCAAGACTCTTGAAATCAAGCCCCACAATCTTTTTCTGCGCCCTGGAGTTGGCAATATTCGTGAAGCCCTCAGTATTCACAGTATCAGCAAAGTCCTTGTTCTCCAGGTCTATGTTGTCGGTGATGCACTCGCCCGAGAACACACTAGAAGCACCAAATACTATTGTTCCAATCTCCACAGTATCGCTATTTGTGGAATCATCTATGGATACTCTCCAATACCTGTACCCGGTAATAGGTAAGTTCTCCTCGATATGATAGATGTTGGGCTCATCTATGAGAGTCAGCACCCTAGTCACACCGATGGTCCCAAACGATGAATCGTTAGACCCAAATAGCTGGACACTGGCCGATTTAGTCAGGTTGTGATTCAGTATCGCAAGGGTATCCAAGAACACCCCTTGAGTGAGCTCCGTATCGCAATCTAGATTGATGCCCGACTTGGCTGTAGCAGCCTGCCACGTCTGCACAACAACATCCGTATTCAGGTTTTCGATGTTTTTGTCTGGGCCAGTATCAGTAACTACGTTGGCTTTCCAGTTTTTGCCTACCCCAGCATCGTTACCCCAGGCATTTGTTCCTGTAGCCTCTGGGTTACCCCTGCTTAGGAACGTGCAGAGTATCCGAAGGTTGGTGGTGTTGTAGAGAGTGGCTAGGAACTGCATGCCTGTAGCAGCAACTTGCGCAAAGTCAACCTGCATACCCAAGTAATCGAGGACGCCAGTCATTGTGAATTTGGTTTGCATGCCGTTGAAGGAGTCATCATCGGGACCAATGATGTTGAACTCGTTCTGCATGGCGGTGAAGTCTTTACCAACGATAAAGAACTCCATCTGCATACCCATGAATGCACACATGTACGACGACAGGTATGGGTTCTGTAGGTATGGAGTGTTCAGGTATGACGAGTGGAGCTTGTGGCTGAGAGAGTCCGCTTTGAACTCCATAGCTGCTAGCTTCTCAGTATCTTCAATGACGAAGTTCGTTTGAACTCCCGACAGTTTGAACGTACCTTCAATGTCAAAATTGGACTGCATGGCGTTGAAGGAGTCATCACCATCGGCAATGATGCTGAATTCTGTCTGCATCCCAGTATCTTTGTCAGCCTCAATAGTGAATTCGACTTGCATCCCAGTATCTTTGTCAGCCTCGATGGTGGATTCGGCCTGCATCCCCGTCTGTTTAGCTGACTCGATAACAAAATTTATCTGCATGCCGTCAACAGCATGCTGATCAGACTTCAGATACTCGCCTGATAGGTATGGCCGCTCAAGGTATGCTTTTAGGTTAGTGTGGGTCGTCATTAGCTTCTAATCCCCCTGCTAGAAATCAAGAAATCCCCTCGGAGGCTTGCTTGCTTCAGTTCATCCTTGACCGCAGGTATGACCCTCGTTCTCATGAATTGCTCATCCACTGGCTCTGTTGTCTCAATTTCCATAGCCACTTCGATGTTGAACGTGTTGCCAGCGGTAGATTTGCCCAAGTTCGCCTGCTCTAGTATGTTGAGCCCGAGCCCCTGGACACCAGTCCTATTTACTACAAATTCACCCGGCTGTAGTAGGGATTGTGTCCCATCCTCGGAGGAGAAGCCGCCTACAAGCCCGCCCGTCTTGCCTCTGAGTATGCTTGCGGAGCTCTCGATCATTTTGAGTAGCGAGCTTTTGATGTGCTTCATGATCTCTTTTTTAGGATCAAGCGTATCAACTAGACCTGTGACATCTTTTGTAACGCTTTCTACTGATACATCACCTCCACCGCCACCTGTACTATCTTTGTACGCTTTAGAAATAGCCCTTCCAATAGACCCGCCATATCCAAACTGCGGCATGTTGCCGCTTACAAGAGTTTCAAGGAGCTTGGCTATTTGTGGGTCCTGAGCTATGGACCTGGGGACGATGAACTCGCCAGGGCTTGCTAGGATAGGAACCGTGTCATTTTTCAGTGAGTCACCGGGTATACCAGCAAGCCCTGGTATCTCACCACCTCTGGCGAACTTCACAAAGGGTACGTTAACGCCAATGAGCTTCTCTACAGGACCCTTGGCTCCTGAGTCCCCAGATGTACTGAACAGCTTGGATAAAAGATTGCTTGGGTTCAGGCTGTTGAATGCCTCCTTGAATATGTCTCCGAGCCCTGAGAGACTCGATTTGAGCCCCTCCCACATCTTGGTACCAAAGTCCGTGAATATGCTGCCAGCAGTATCCAGGCCAGCCTTGAGGCTCTCCCATATCTTGCTGCCCATGTTCTTAAGTGCTGCTATTGGCTTATCCCAGGCCAGCTCCACTATTTTGGAGAATGAATCCTGGAAGAAGTCAATCGCTCCTTGGAATGCTTCCTTGATATTCCCTTTGAATATACTTTTGAAGAAATCCTGCGTTGCTGCGAAGGCGTCTGTTACCAGCTCCTTCAATCCATTGAATGTGTCTATGATCGGATCAAATGCAGCTGTCGTTAGGCCACCAAATGTGTCCTTGAAGAAGCTGACAATCGGATCCCATGCTGAAGATACGAGTGTTGACCAGGAGTCCTTGAAGAAGTTGACAAACACCATCGCAGTGTCTGTGAAGACTTTGAATACTGATTCCAAAATCGGCCCGAAGGTATCCTTGATGAAGCCCATGAACTTTTTGAAACCAGCGAAGACAAAATCAAAGGCACTATGAACGATTGATCCCAGCGTGGTGAATAGATTTATCACCACAGCAAACGCCTCTTGCACAATCTCACCGAGTGTTTCAAATAGATGCAACACTCCATGCCATGCATCTCCTATAAGATCACCAAATGCTTCGAAGAAGTCGATAATGAACTCCCATGCGCCCTTGATGACCTCTGCAAAGTTTTCGAAGAAAGCGATTATGGCATCCCAGGCCCTCTTGACCAATTTCACGAAGCCCTTCCAGAACTTCATAACCTTTGCCCACGCCCTACTCAGCAAATTAGCACCTATCGTGAACGATTCTCTGATTTTCTTCGCTATTTTCTCAGCTTGCTTTGCTGGGTCCAGGGCAGCACCAGCCTCCCCGAAATCCTTAACACTAAAGAGCTTGGAAGCCTCGCCAGTGATCTTGTCTAGCCCCGATTTGAACCCCTCAGAGATGGCAGCACCAGCCTCTTGTAGTTTGCTGGTGGGGAACTCAACACCTCCGAGTATATTATTAAGCGCCTTTTTCAGTCCGTTGATCACCCCTTTGATTATTGCAATGACAATCATGGGCACTAATTTTGCGAACGCCAGGGCAATCTTCTCAAGCCCCCCACTCATTGCCACGTCGATTAGGGCAGCTACAATGGAGCCCATTGCATCTATAAGGCCCTCGATAATTGCCCCTATGATGTCCGGCAAGGCTTCAAGTAGATTAATAAGCAAGTCCGGTATGATACTGATTATGCCCGCTATGATCTTTCCAAGAGCGGAGAAGATTTTCATGATTATGGTAGGCATAGACTCAAGCAGCTGAGCAAAAATTGCCGGCAGAGCATCCAGGATCTGCATAATAAGCCCTGGAAGCATATCCAGGAGCTTGCCTAAGCCGTCTACGAGCGCACTGATAAACTTAGGGATCATAGCGATGATCCCGTCTATAATTTCAGGCAGCTTGTCTAGAAGTTTACTGAAAGCTTCCACAAATTGATCGATGAACTTATCCATGCTGCCCATGAGCTTGTCGAAAGCTTTGAGCAAAGCGTCTGGGAGTTCAGTCAGCATGTTGTCGATGGTGTCGGCTAGGCCACTTATGGTTTCTGGGCTGAACATATCACCAATAAAGTCACCAACGGCCATTATCCCCGATGCCATAGACTTGCCAGCCGATACGAGGTTTTTTTGGGTGAACATGTCCTTGCCAATCTCCTTCAGATTGGAGCCAATTACAGACATATTGTCCATGAACCCTACGCTCAGGTCCACCCCTTGGAATACCTCTTCCCCTACTCGGAATGCTTCTCTGAGTTGTAATCCAGCCTTTGTAAAACTCTGGAATAGCCCTTTGATGACCTCTCCGCCAAAGTTCCGAGGCTTGAGATTAGAGAATACTTTGTCGAATTGGTTGAGGAGAGATGCCTCGTCAATTTTGACTTTTAGCTGTTCAGCCCCAGCAGTTTTTGATGCCTCAAGTATCGCCTTGTTGGCTTCAGTGAGTAGTCCCGAAGCAGCCAGCCGCTGTTCGAGCACGTCGAGCTGGGCAAGCTGAATGGCATACTCAGCATTAGCAAGCTTCACAGTCTGGCCTGAGCCAGCTAGGTTAGCCAGGTTCAGTTTGCCTACTTGCTTCTGGAGAGACCCAAGAATCCTAGCCTGTCGTTCAAGCTTAGCATTTGCCCTGTCGAGGTTAGCCGCCTCTTTATCTGCGAAAGCATCAGCCAACTTTGCCTTTTTCAAAAGCGCCGCAGTAGCCTTTTTGGTCTGATCTGCCCTAGCTGCTGCAATAGCTACCTTGCTCTGAGCTATGATCGCTGCCTTGGCCTTGTTTATCTCAGCAGTGTGGCTTCTTCTGACAGCAACACTCTTACCCAGCAAATCAATACCCTTGCGGATAGTATCTAGGTCTTTTAGCTTCTCAGCAGTCTCTACTCTGATCTTAGCAATCACTCTGCCCTGAGCGGCAAGCTGTGCTTTTCTGGCGTCTGAGTTTATGGTCGCTGCTTGTGCAATAGCTGCGTCTCTTTTAGCAATAGCGTTGTACTCTGCCTGACTAACCTTCAGCGAAGCACTCGCAAATTTAGTCGCAACTTTGTGCAGCTCCTCGGATACTTCCTTAGCTACCTTAGCCCTCTTAATGAACCCATTAAAAGAATCAGCTGACTTTGAGAAGCTTTTCGCTATATCAACACCAGCTACCTTTTCTATAGCCTTGAAAGCTTCGCTTTTGACGGCCTTCAATTCAAATCTGGCATTTACAATTGCCTGGTTGGCCTTCTCAAATTCAGTTCCAAGAGCATTTATGCTGACGGTTGACTGACTCATATCAAGGCGCTTGGAAAAGATGCTTTGCATCTCCCTGCCTTTTTCATTTACATGCACAAGTTGAGCAACAGTAGCCTCAGCAGCCGTAGCTGTTGAGGAGATCCCCTCAGTAACTGTAGCCCAAGCAGATTCACCAACTATCTCCAGCTCTACTAGCTGCTCGATTACCTTGTCACCCTCTTCAGTTAGTTTGACAATTTCCTCTGTACTGTCAGTAATCCAGGCTTTTAGCTTTTTCCATCCTATTATGGCTAGCTCGACAATCCTTACTGTCTTCATAAGACCTATGACCACCATTTTAGCGAGGCCAACAATCCTTCCGAACACGTTGCGGGCTATATCTCCGAGCTGCTTGAAGAAACCAGCGTTAGCTTTAGCGGATGCACCCGTTTTATCCATCTGTGGTTGTAGCTGCTTTAGTTCTTTGGACAACTCTCTGAACGCTTTAGCCAAAAGTGTAATGGACCCAATAATAAAAGCAGCTTTTAGGAATAAAGGATTAGATAAAAGCGCAAATGTAAATCGAACTATAGATGCAGTGACTGCTGTGAACCCTACCACCAGCCCTTTGAGACCCGCTACCGTGAAAAAAGTGGATACTGTGAATGTTTTAAGTGCTGTTGCCCCTGACAGTAGCGCAGCAATAAACAATTTGAAATTCTTAGCTGCCATCACTCCCATAGCTACATTTAGTCTTACTACAGATGCTGCTGCTATGTTAATTTTTGTAGCCATACCTACAAGACCAGCTTGAGTAAATAGAAGCTGTGCTACATATGCTATGGCCGATTTGGTAGCAAGAATTGTACTGACAACCATCTTCTTAAATGCATCAGCTGCACCAGCCAACCCTACTTGTGTTAGGGCAATAAGAGCTGTTTTCAAATCAGTTACAACAGGTACTATAATATCTAGCTTTTTTGCTGCAATCCCCAGGATTGCGTTCATTCCAAATTGAAGAAAATTCAGATGCTGAATGGCTAAATTAACACCTACAATAGCAGCCTTAACTGTAGCCAGTGTGACTACAAAACTTAGGAAAATACCTAACACTTTTAGCCCAATACCGCCAAAATCAACAAACGCACTCACAGCATCGTGCACTATAGATGGCAAGTTACTAAGCATTTGGATGAACCTAGTTTGTACCTGCGTAATTGATGCAAATAACGAGCTTTGGCTACCAAGCTTGGCTGTAAGATCCTTAGTCGCTTGCGCCAGTTGCTTCTGAGATCCGGCAATAGTATTCAATTGGTCAGCAGCGGCACCAACCAGCGGTATGGATTGCTCAAATATAGAGTTCATGACCAAAATAGCTTTTTCGTGCTTATCCAGTGCCTTGATACTAGTGCCCAGCTGATGAGCATACTTGGAATGGGATAGCGTTGCCTCATCGGTAAATAAACCAAGTGACTCGACAGCTGCCCCGTTGCCACCAAGTGCTTTAGCCACGCCCAGAGCTACCTCAGATAGCTTACGGCCAGTTGCAGCTGCAATATCGCCGGAAACTTTCAAGACCTTAGCATTTTGTTCAGCTGTAAGGCCAAGCGCAGAACCTTCTGCTATCAATATTTTGATACTTTTCTGGATAGACGTAACACCGAAAGCAGTAGCCTCAACCATTTCTGCTATTTGTTCATTCCAGAAGGTCAGGCTTCCTGTAGCCTCTTCGCCAACAGCCTTGCCGAAACCTTTGATGACGAATGTAAACGCCCTAGTAACTGTTTCTGCTTTTACGAATGCCTTTTCCCATTCGTCCATTACCGATAGTAGCTTGTCACCTACTGCAATAGAGAAAGCTCCTAGTGCAGCTATTGCAAGTGTTAAACCAGCCGACACACTGAGGGATAAAACACCAGCCATTTGGATTAACGACCCAGTAAAGCTGATCACTGAATTCTCTGATGAGGAAAGGTAAGATCCCAAAGCAAATAGGGATATCCCCATTGTTCCTGTTACCTCAATTAGCCCAATAATGGAGCCTTTCATAAACCCCATGTGGATAGCTGTGGATACAGCCTTAGCCCCAACTTTAACTGTGGCTTTAAGCATCGCAGCTAAGCCTTGCGCAAGCTTGGTATCAAAAAGTTTACTAAGATCGAGCCCAGTGAGTAGAAGCTTTTGGAAAGCTGGTACGAGCTTAGCGGTCACATCCTTGGCCGTTTTCACTGCGGCTACACCTAGTGACCTAATCCCCTTGTTAGCCGCCTGTAGGGTATCGTTGAGCCCTTTGCGCATGAATTTGTTAAGGTCCTCCATCCGGGCATGGAGGAAGTTGATCGACTGCTGGAACTTATTCACCTGCGCCGCACCAGCTGAGCTTGATCCGAACGTGCCAAACCAAGCCTGGTGGAAGTTTTGAACGGTTTTGACCGTTCCAAGAATACTGTCCCTAAGTATTTTGAATACAGACAGAATTCTAGTTAGTCGTTCTCTTGACCTACCCACAACTTCAAGAACGTCATGCATCGACCTTTGGAAGAAGGATGCAGTGCTACCTACTCGTTTGATGGATAGATTCAATTGCTCCATAAACTGAGTCATGCGTATCGTAGGGCCATGCATGCCCTTCATTACAGCCATCTGTTCTTTCATAGCTGGAATGAATAGCTGATACGTTTTCGTCAGATGGAGCACACTCTGATCGAGCCGAGTAAATCCGGCACTCATCAAGTGCTTAATAGTTGACAGTGCTGGACCAGTCTTGTTTATGAGGTTGTCGAGAGCATTTGCCCCCAGTACCACCCTGTTTGCAAAGCGAAGTGGAGCATCAAGAGTACCAAAGCCAATCAAAACAGACATAAGCCCAGCCATGGCTACTTCAGTATCCGATATCCTGTCTTTGACCACAGAAACTTTTTTCGATGTTTTGTCAAACTGCTTCCCAAGCTGCTGAGTAGCCTTGGTCATTTTGCGGGTTGTCTTGTCTAGCTTCTCCAGGTCTTTTGTTGGGAGTTTTTTTGCGGCAGTAGCTATAGACTTGTAGTCCTTTTCGAGCTTCTTTAGCTCTTTTTGGATTGCGATAGTCTGCTTGGTATTGGCCTTTAGACTCTTGGTAAGATCGTCTACACCACGCTTGCCCTTCTTGGTGTTAACGTCTATATTTATGAGTAGATCTTCAGCCATGTCCTACCTTCTCCTGGCCCGCGCTTGGCCACCGGATTTTGATCTAGTCCCAGCCTTGCTCTTTGCTGAGGTATCGTCTGTCCCTAATACCATCCTGGCTTTCTGCATAAATTTCTGCATGTCGTAGTTTGGAGCAAACCAAGAAAGAAGTTCAATAAACCAGCCTGGTTGATCCGAGATCCCACCAGAGTTGAGTAGAACTTTTTGTTCGCATGCCACAGTCATAACCTCGAAAACAGTGATGGCCTCTTGGTCACATGTCGCTTTACCTGGACAAAAACCATAGAGGCCACCTCCTTCATGTATTCGTATGGGGAAGATATTAGAATCTTCAGCAGTGAAATTCCACCTATCCTCCCTACATCGTCTTAACGTCTGCACTCGTTCCGGACAACCTGAGCATATAAAATTGCGTCCACCCTTTTTCAAAGCTGCGTGATCTGCAAAATGCAGCTCAAGCAATGACTCTAGCTTTTTTTTGGAGCCTCATCACCTTCACCAGCTGCATTCTTGCGGCCATTGTAAAGGTCCATCAACACTCCACTGTTGTATAGTGCGTTCACAACATCCTTAGCTGCGTAGCCATCCTTGTCTTTCTTAAACCCTGCTGCCCCTGGGCCTTCCATGCCTACCAAAGCGCAACGAACTTCATCCATCATGAAGCCCATATTGACGCTAGGCTTGTTGTCCACCCCTATAGTCACCTGGCTATTCATGACCTTCTTAGAGTCACGGTAGGGGAGTGTGTGCTTCATTACGAAGCGTGTAGGTTCGCCAACTATCGTAAGCTTTTTCTCATCCAAGTCTTCGAGATAGTTCTCGTAGTCTTCCTCGGAAACATCCTTGATGGATGAATCCTTGCTCACGATAATGGCGACAGTTTTTTCTGTGTCCATTGATAGTTTGAATGCCATGCAAGTACTCCAAAGCGCAAATTAGGGTTATAGGAAGCTAGCCGTTACTTCATCGGCAGCATCCAGGGCAGTCTGGTAAGCATTACCAGTAAAGCTGATTGGGATTGTTCCAGTATCTGGAACGGGAATCTCTGGGATAGCAAAAATCGCTTTAGGAACTTCCATTTTGAAGTGCCTCCCAGTCACATCACCAAGAATCAAGGTGATATCCTCGCCAGTGAAGTCTCGAAGACCATTGAGGAAGCCAGAAATCTCTTTGTTGAGGTTAAGCTCCATAGAAATCTCAGCAGTGAACCTTCCGCCTGGTGTGAACAAGCGTCCACCCAAGCCTTCTTCGCCGTAGCAGAAGTCTTGAAGCTCATGGTTGTTGACCATGTTAACGGTTGCTGATCGAACACAGTCAGTACTGGAGAGACCAACGATAGTGATTGAACCCTTGAGCCCAGTCTGAGGATCGTTGATGGCTACGTGAGGCTCTTCAGGCTCGTAGTAGGCCAGTATGGTATCGGCCAACGCTGATACCAGAGCAACACCATCGACAGTTACCACGTCGCCAACTACACCAGTTACCGCTCTTGGTGCGGAATCTGTCCCATCGAGGCGAGTAACACCATCGGTGGAGTCAACCCACATGACCTGAGCGCCGACTGGGAACCGAATACCCTCGCCAGAGGCTACTGTGATTGTGTTGCCGCCAGAGTTGTCTACAAGTGAGTTGCCAATACCTACTGTAAGGGCAGTCTTGGCCATTCCGGCCCACTCTGTTTGAGCTTGTCCGTCACCTGGGAAAGATGCGTTGTTGGACTCGACAAAGGCACCAGGTGCTTGGACTGCCCAAAGGTCGCCGTTCTCGTAGATTGAGAAAGTGATACTGGGAGCTTCACCTGAAGTGTATACAGGAGAACCACCCGTTACATCCTCTTTGCCCATTAGAGACTTCCAAAGAACCCTCATCGCTGGGTCAATCTCGGCAGTATTCAAAGAGCCGAGAGACGTGTCGATATTGAAGAACGTAGGAAGACTCCACTCAGTAGAGGTCTTCTGTTTGATGACACTGGTATGGTGTCTACCCGACCTATGTGGACTTGACTCTACCTCTTGAGTAAAGTTCACAGCTCCACCACTGAGCGTAAACATAAAGTCAGCCGCAGTAGGGGCTACAAAAGTGCCTCTTGTTGTTTCTTCTACGATGAAAAACTTCTGCTCTAGTGCGATAGCATCGTTTGGCGAATCGTAGATGGTCTTAAAGTTCTTAGCCATGGTTACTCACTCCTTGTAAAAAATTTTAAGCTCCACCTAGCATGCAGCCACCAATGTATCATAGTATTGGACAACGAAGTCGATCCTGGCTATGTAGTTAGGCTGTAACAGGTGCAAGTCTGTTATATTACCAGTATAAATCAAATGAACAACACCTGGTATCCCTAAATTGGGCTGGTCCCAAAGAGCCAGCTGGATTTCCCGCCTCTTTTCAAACAACCCCTGCTGATTTACCTCGCCAGTTATCTCTGAACGCATAATCAGCTCTAATGATAAGTTCCAATCTACTAGAATCCTACCCCTTTCGTGCTTGACTGTCTGCCCATTATCCCAAATCTGTACAGCGGGCAGTTCGAAGGGCTCAAAATCGGTAGTGCTGAGCTTTATTCTATCAAAGCTGACGTAGTTTATCCCAGCAACATCCGTCTTCACGATTGAAACAATTTTGTCCACAATGTCAGACTCAATACTCAAGAGATTAGACCCCTTATAATGCTGATTATGCGACCTTTTGTTGATTCTACAGCCGGTCTAAGGAACGGTCTAGCCATAAATCGACTGCCCTGTATCACGCCTTTGCCGGGGGTTCTTACCGGGCCTAGCTGGCCTCGATCTCTCAAGGAAGCAAACATAGCTTTGCGTTGAGGATCAGTAAAAGGACCGCCGAACTCATGTTGAGCGGCGTAGGGAACCCCAAATGACCCGACCCGGACCCCCACAGAATCTCGCCGCTGGTAAATCTCCGATTTGATCGAGTTCAGAAGCCTACCAGTATCTATAATACCCTTGCGACGGATGTTCTGCTTGGTTTCCGCCTCTATCAAAAGCCCTATTCGGAACAAAGCCTGCTTGATTTTAGGGTCACCAATATCAAAACCCTTGATCCGCCTGCGGATCCTGGCTTCTAATTCGGTGCCAATGTTTTCAAGTCGTACAGTTTCCGGCATCAGTACGTTCCTACGGCTTTCTGCGAGTTAGGTATCTCCAGCCTGGTGTATGCGTCGATGGTGTCTTGTATGTACTGGGGCATAGCCTCTCGGAAAGTGACGTTCTCCTGGTTCTTACCCTTGACCATGGTCCCAATACTGTCATCTGAGCGCATATTCCACAGAAACTCCACTCCCCAGAAGGCTGCGTCCTGGAGATCATAGGGCACGGTGGCATACCCGCCGTCGTATACGATCTTGACGTTGCGCTTCCCGCGGGGAAATAGGCGACGGCATCCAATCAGGACTATCCCCACGCCCTCTCCTCTGGTGCTGAGCTCCAGCTCATAGTCGGCTGTATCCAGCTGATCCTCGGCTGTTGTAAACAGCGAATTGCTATCTATCCACACCTCGGTAGGCTTCGCACATGGCCACTCGTTGAGCAAGAAGCTGTCGTTGCCAATACCATCGTGGTACTCAGTGATACTAGCTCTCTGGGCCAAACGACGACCTGTGATCTTCTCGATCCTATCGGTCGTGGCGTTTATAAACCTCTCGATAATGGTATCAAAGTCGGTATTGGTCGCAGGCACCCCCAAATGTTCTCTGGTGTCCGCCAGGCTGACTAAAGCGTAAGAAAGTAGTGCCACGGTAACCCCCTAAAGAGACTTGTTTGCATATGCTTGAGCCCTTCGAGTAGCAGCCCCGACTACATTTCCTTCCTGATCCCTTTTCTCTGGCTCTTTTAGAGGAGCTTTCCTTACAGGAGCTTTCGCTACAGCCTGCTTTAGCATATCTGGGTACTTGCCCAGCAGCGAATGGCCTATTGAGTCTTCCACTTCGATCTTTTGACCAACTTTTGACCATTTGAACGAGCCAGACGCAGTATGCTCCAGTAGCACATTACCTTTACGGAATTTAACAAGTTCTATTAGCACGTGCACCCCCTTGAAGTTGTTTATCCTATATACTTTATCCCATTTTTATTGGGCTTGACAATGCTTACCACTTGCCTTGTGGGCACTTAGACCCAGATAGTGCTATCTTCTTGCGATACCCACACCCACACACTGCACAGTACCAGTAGGCAATACTCCTGCGCTCCTTGACCGTTAGATACTCGCAACTCTCGCATATCGCCAGCCTCTTTTGGGCGGTCTCTTCGTCTGTGATGATGGATTTGTTCTTGAGAGAGGCACTAATTGCGCCAATTATGGTTTTGGCTTGCTCAAGTCTGGACATGTGAACCTTTTTGGTCATGTCCTACACTTTCAATGAGTGTCTGTGGTCATCCATCTTTGCTTTAACCAAGGCATCACGAGCCTTTTCCTTGGCTTCCATTTCCTCAGCAAAGAGGACTTCAAACTTGCTCATCCTCTCGTTGAACTCTGCTTTTAGCTTCGTGTTCACTTGAGAATACGACTGTACAACACTCTCAAATCTAGCTAGTTCACCTCCAAGACTCATTCCGGCGTCTGTCAGCTGGACATTTAAGCCGTCTGTGAGCCTTCTTTCTAGACTGAACAACCTGATAAATTTCTTGAATATATTCATGTATCACCTATCCTCTTGAAACCCTCTGCCATCAAGAACATTTCCTTGGATGAAGCCGATTTGTTCAGCCTGATATATCTGAACTTCTTCACCCCATCTCCTGTGAATGCCCTGTTGACCTTGAACTCCATAGTGTTTCCAGTCAACCACGCTGCGGCAATTACTTCCCAAGAACCACCATTGCCCCAATCGACCTGGAAGCCGCCCGACATACCGTCGCCAATAGCTCTGTCTCCAAAGATCACTCGGCTGATCTGCCATGACTGACCAGCTGGGATTATCGGGCTAGTCTCAATAACTACAGATGTTGGAGCCACTTCATTGTTATAAACGACTTGCACTCTGTCTCTGGAGATTGTCATAGCTTCACCGCTTGAAAGTACCCACCCATATGAGCTGGTTCAGTGAGATCATTTGTGAGACATATCCTCATGACCTTTGTCCCGTCTCCAATGTATGTTTTGTTTATGTTTTCATGATGAGATTCGCCATAGCTTGACATCACAATCTCTGGTGTACCCGCTGGATCCCATACGATGCATGCTACTGTAGCCGGTACCTGAGAGCTGCTAACACCAGCATTGACCAAGAACATCTCTTCACCATTCGTAGGCGTATAGTCTAGCGTCTCAGCGCTTGAGGCTGCAACGTTCTTGTATATGCGCTTATTGATATCAAACACGAATGACATTACGGTTCCTTCTCGAATCCTTTAGCCCAAAACTCCAACTCTGATTGCGTCGAAGTTATGTTGTCGTTGATCGTTATTTTCACATGGTCGTCGGTTGTGAATGTGCCCTGGACCCTAAGAATAAAGGGGTTTGCGAAGGTGAAAACACCAATCACATCATCTCGACCCGAAGCAATATCTAGGGCAAACCCTGTTGCTCCCTGGCCAAATGCAAACTTGTTCTTTATGTCTGCTGTTGTCTTGAGCATAGGCAAGGTTGTTATGATATTGTCGGACTGAATCTGAATCGCTAGTCCATTGCTAAGAGGTTGGTTCCCGGCTAACCAGTTCTTAAACTGAAGGCCGTTCCCCTGTCCGAAGATTCTAAGCTCCTCAATGAACAGGTCGGTGTTGGCAGATGCCGGAATAATGAACTCTTGAGGAGTACCTGAGCCATTGACACCCATGTCTGTGATCACACCTAGCCCGTCGAGGCTAGCCTGACCGATGAACAGGTCACTGAGCTCCTTGGCACTAACCAAGACGCTACCCGTGATCCCGAATAGTCCCAGCCTGTGAGGAGAGTCAAAATCCTTGGTAATGGATACGGGCTTGGGACGTGAGATCAGATTGTCAAAGCCCAACACAACAACGCCGTCGCCAGGGGTGCCCGCGACGCCCATGTTGAAGTCACCAGACAATGGTCTCTCAAAGAACTCGCCTGATAGTGAGAACTTCTCGGAATAGATATGGATGATGCCACGGTCCGTAGCTTTCTCAGCCTTCAGGAATACCGTCTGCCTGAACACAATGTCTGCATTCAACTCTTGAATGATACGGTTTCTGAATAGAATTTCATCACCAACTTCACCGGCGAGTACGGTGAATATCTTCTGGTACGCTGGGAGGTCTCTGTCTGGTGCAGAGGGATCGACACTTGTCCCGGCTATATCTAGGGTCCAGGTCGTGCCTGCGCCGCCTGTATCGACGATTTTGAAGAAGCTATCGGGCTGCTGGTCTTGGCCAAACGTGGTTTCTACGATAACGGTGGCATCTGTGACAAGCGCAGTTAGGCCGTCTGAACGAACCTTGGTCTGAACAGCCCGATCTACGTTAGACCCATCCTTACCAATGAGCCTACCCACAAACTGACCAAATTTTTGACCAATGCTACTCATATTTCCTCAAAATTTATGATCGCTTTGTACTTAACCCCAGCCGTTGATCCTTTGATATGGATAACCCTCTTGTCACCCTTTGGCGACCAGTTTATTCCTTCGCCATACTTGAATGTAGAGTAATTTGTCCCACCATCAAAGGATACCAGCAGATCTTTTATTATTGGAGTATTGGTTTGGTCGTTCTCTATCCACAACTCGGAAATGATCTTGTCGGGAGAGCTTGGAAGAGTCACTGGGGTTGTCCCAACATTACTTTCGTAATGCTCGGTGGAACCTTTCGTGTCTGTCATCTCAAACTGAGGCTTAACGTTCATAAAATCCTTTTGCAGAGTAGAGGAGGGTCACCAAGTCCCCCTCTACTCATAGCTACCCTTACTCAGTAATTTCATGCAGCCATAGCGTACCAGCAATCTCTGAACCAGTAGCTTCCAAAAGCTTGGCACGAAGCGTGATCGCCTGTATTCCAGTGCCCGCTGTTGTGTCAACTTCAACACAACTCATCTCGCAACAAAATGAGTACTGGCCGGGGCCAGTTGAGAAGTGACCAAGGATGGTCTCTGTATCGCCAACGCCCACATCGTCAATGTAGACTAGCTCGTAGTCAGCTTCCGTGCAGGAAGAGATTGCAAAACCAATCTTGTTGTACTTCTTGAGCAATGCCGCAGCAAAAGAACCCAAGTCCTGATAGGACGTTGATCCAGTTACTAGTGCATAAGCATGATGACAAGCACCTGCTTCGTCTGTGGTTACTGGCAGTCTTCCTTCAGAATCCAATTGAGGAAAGACAAGAACTCCAGCTGCGTCTATGAAAGCAGGTGACGCAATTGTCTTGTCAATCGCACTGCCCAACGTGGTATCTGGATTGGCAATATCAACGCCAGAACCAGTACCATCTCCATTGTCTAGAACTGCAAATAAGCCTTTTTTGTTCATGAGTACACTCCTTTACCTAAGTTACATCCAACGCCGAGATAAACCCTCTAACAGGACATCCAAATGTGGGCTCCGCTTCAGCTGTGAACTTCAGCTCTACCAGAGTACCTGCGCTGATCGGATACGAGGGATCCAGTTTTAACTCGATGTTCTTCCTCGCTTCATAGAAGACTCCCCCGTCAATCTCCGACCCGCCTACCAACAAAGAGAAGTCCCCAGAAGCACTAGTAGTTATGTTCAGGCGCTTTATTTTTCTGGTAACTCCAGCTGGCACAGTAAATGATACCACATTTATGACTGCACCGGGAATACTGGTCTCAGATCCCGACGCAAAGAAGGGATTACCCTCCTCCACAGCGGTAAAAGTACCATCTACTTTGAGTCCGTTATCGGTGCACTCTGCAAAATGTAATGTGTTAGTTGTCCTGTTTAAACATACAAATGGGATCCCCTTGTTGATAAGGGGTTCGAATATGTCCCCGTCCCGAACAAGAGCATTGTCTAAATCAGTAACAAAGGAACTAACCACAGTGATGTACACACCAAAGACTACATTCCCGCCTGTTACAATAGCTTCGATCTGTGGTTTGTTGTGGATTCTAGAAACTGTTACTCGGAAAGTTTTACCAACGTCAGCATCAGTAATTAGATCATGCCCTACTAGATCGAAACGTTCAGAAAGTGCGTCAGTTCCAGTAGTTGTATCGTAGTAGTTTACTTGGAGAGTTGCGCCGGGATCTATGCTTTGTACAAACACAGAGGATAAAAGAGAGTTACCTCTGATAGCCATCTTCGACTGATACGTTCCAGCTGCTCTTGACTCCAGCTTGAATATGTTGTTCGTTTCAAACTGATCTAAGTTGATGGTGGTGGGTATTACAGCCATTTATCTTCCCACAAGTTAAGAAGGGGGTGCTAGATCACCCAACACCCCCCACGAATAGTATAGATAAATGTTGTTTTATACTACGTTTATGCCCTGAGCAATAGACACTTCATTTGCACTCTGAGCATGCCCTTGGAAGTCTCCTCTCCACCAAGAAGCCACTAGCCAGCGATCTCCAGGAGGTGTTGGATCCATGACAGCCCGTACACGAATTGGGCGTCTAACACCCGACATGAATCGGCTTCGGTTAACCAACTTTACCTCAGAAAGGTCAGTGGTGACTCCATCATAAACACCAGAGGCGTTCAGGTCATCCCTGTTGTACTCAGTGATCACAATTGGAACACCGTCAAGAGCACTCAATGCACCCCGAAGGATGGTTGCCATCGGTCCAAACTTCTCGACACTGGTTACTTCAGCCAGTGCTCTCATTTGGTGATAGGCTTTGGAAGAAACCATCCAAACAAGATCCCGCTCAGCTACACCAAACTTGCCCATGGCAGTTCGCATGTCTCGAAGCTTGGCAGTTGTAAGTGCCGCTCCCAAGAAGTCAATGACTGATCCATTCGCAGAGTTCGCCAAGGCTAGCTTACGAAGGCCATCCCAGCTCTTTCTTGCGTCCGCCGCTGCGGTGACATCTGAATCCTGGTGAGTACCAGCGATGTCTCCGTTGAGGATCGCAGTCTCTACGGCACGCCCCTGAGCTCGGACAACCTCAGATCTCACTAGGGAAAGGATCTGTGGTGCAGAGTCCTCGTTTAGCTCCTCTGGAAGGCACATGTACTCAACAAGCTTCTCAGCCTCTAGAGTGATCTTGCCGGTCCCAAAGGATGCTGCTGCAATGTTGTCCGCTGGATCGCAAGACTCAGCTTGCTTCCGTGCAACAGTGATATCTGTTTGGATTGGGACATCGAAAGGACTTGAAGGCATGGTCACTTGACGGAATTGAGCAGCAATCTGTCGGTCTAGCTCGAATTCCTCAATGTAGGAAGAAGAAACGATTGTAGGTACCCAATCATCATTAGTAGTCGTGCTGAAAGCCTTAAGCTTAGGAGCCAGAACGTGCTTAGCAAAGTAGGAACCGTCTAGAATTCCCTTGACATTAGAGAAATTATCGCTATCGCCTACTGGTCCTCGGTCCAAAGTTTCCCCGTGAAGGACTTGCTGGATCATTCGAGAAGTATCAAAATCTTTCTTGAGCTGGCGAACTAGATGTCCTAGCTCCTGGGGAACATGGGTAAAGTCCTCATGCGCCGTGTTGACTTGAATCAAGTCTTTAACACTTCCACAACCGAAATAGCGCAATGCTCGCATCTCGTCGCTGTTACCATTGGGGCCTGCATTCGTTTGAAAACCGCCGTTGGCAATCAATGCTGCCTGCTGGTTTTCATAGTTGGCTTTAGCAGCTTCTGCCTTCGCCACCCTAGCCTCCAAGTCTTTTATCTTCTTCTCTTGTGGTTCCATCGGCGAAGCCTCCTTGCCTAAATTAAATATCTTACTACAAGATACCGAATACTAATCAACACCCTAAATTATTAAGTCTTTTGCTTAAGTTGTCCAAGCTTTTCTGAGCACGGGCTATTGTCTTATCTGAAACCGGCTCATCTTCTTCGCTATTTTCAACTTTTTCAGACTCATTATCTTCACTATCTGTGGATAATGTATCATTTTTTTGGCCCATGTCTGCAATTATTTGTGACAGCTTCTGTATCTCACCAATCAATACACCCATCATCACATTTGTCTGCTTCTGAGCCTCTAAAAATGGACTACCAAAGTTATCCTCATCAGGAGCCGTTTTTATAGGGACTGTTACCCCATCATCGCCCTCCTGCTCAGCTTGCTTAACTTCAGTAGCATCTACGTTAAGTGTAACAGCTTCTTGAAGTTTTGAAAAATCCCACTCGCCAGTCTCTTTGAAAGCCTCCATAGCATCAAAACATACTGAGAACACCTCACTCTTAGATTCTGGGGATAGTGTACACTTCCCGCTTTCCTGGCATTCGCTTACAGCAACGGCTACAGCCTGGTCTTGCTCCATTCCCTCGTTTACTAATGCAGGGACTTTGGAAGATACGCAGTCCTCAAAATCCTGCTTGGTAGAGTCTACGTCGTCTTCGTCTTCGTCGTCCTCTGACTCTTCTGACTTTTTGTCAGGATCCTCCTCGTCTTCTTCTTTATCGTCTCCTGCATCTTCTCCTTCTTCATCTTCTCCGTCTTTGCCCTTTTCTTCTTTATCGTCTTCGTCTTCTGGGCTTTCGTCATCTTCGTCTTTGGGCTCTTCATCTGCTTTTTCTTCATTCTTACCCTCGTCCTTGAAAATAGCAGCTACAGCAGCCTTGAAATCGTCAGTGGGCTCTACGTTGCCCGCCAGGATGTCCTTAACCTCATCATTGGTGATACTAGCAGCCTCTGCCAGCATCTCGGTAAGATCCAGTCTGTCCTGTCCCTGAGCTTCTAGCATGTGAATTTGCTCATGGGTCTTCTGTGCAAACTCTGCGCCCTTCTGCTCAAGAACTTCCTTCTTGATCTCGTAGAGAGACTTTGTGGTCAAGGATTTCTCAGAAACAGTGAACAGAGAGTCCTGGTTCATTGGGACGCCCACAATGGATACTTCAAACAGCTCGGCTTTAGTAATCCGGGTTATTTCCTTTACGTCCTCCCCCTCACCAATCTGAGATTTCTCAGTCTCCTTTGGGTCAAATCCCACAGAAAAAGCCTGGAGGATTTTCTCTTCCACCAGGTCTCGTACCATTCGAATACCGGGGGCCTCTGAATTAGATAGTCGGACCTTAAGAAAGAGCCCTTCGTCAGTCTCCTTGACCTGGGTAGCAGTACCCACTGGCGTACCGCCAAGAGTATCGAAGCCATGGTTGAACAAAATAACCGGGTTCTTTTTGAAATTGTCAAGCTCCCAGGCATTTGTTGCGATGATCTCATCACCTCGGTCAAGAGTAGCCTTGTTTGCGAACCCCTCAATGAAAGTGGCCCCACCCTTTTGCTTGATGCTAAAGGTGTCCATAGAGGCCAGCTTCTTCACTACTTTGTTGTTCCGCTTCACATCCATGCTTATACCCCTAAAAAATCTTCGTCATCCGGTGCTACCAATAACAGCGTGCATCGGCAGTTGACTACATCCTCAGCCTGTCTTGACTTTATATCTCTAGGGTGACGCAGGCCGTTGCTGAATTTAGCATTGGCATCAATAATATCACCATCCAAAGCTCTGTGCGAGTCCCTAACCCTATCATCCCCCGACGTTAACCACGACTTCTTTAGCCCCGGAATAACCTCCAGCGCGTTCTCTACAGCCCCCGCTTGGCCTATAGACACGGCAGTCAGCGTCTCCGTCCTAGCAATCATCTCGGCTTTGCCAGCCAGTTCTCCGGGTGTCCCTAGCTCCTTAGCAACTCGCCTCATGATCGCCGTTATGCTCTCCCCGCGCTTCTGTCCTTGCGTGATTTGACGCATTATGCGCTCGGTGTGCGTCTTGCTTATGCTCTCAAAAGACTCTATGCCCCTGGCCTCTAGGATCAACCTACGCTTCTCAGCATCACGAGCGCCCAGTGTCGCCACCTCTTGACGGGCTTCGGCGTTGAACACCAGGTCCAGTTGTTGGTCAAACCCAAGGTCCACGCTTGATTCTAGAGTCCTTGCCACATCAGTAGTCCAACTCTCCTCGAACTGCTCAGATATGGCACGCATTATCCTTCTGGTCAGCACCTTGTCAGAAGGTAGGTCATCCTGCTTGATATCTTTGAATGACTTCAACGCAGCTATTACCGTCTCAATCGCAGCAGTGGTCATCCCCACTAGCAGCTCCACAGCCGTCTCGGCTAGCTTGATAATCTGGCGCTGCTCCTCATCTGCCAGCTGCTTAGTAACGTGTGCCCTGAAGTCCTCCACCTTAGCACTAAGCTGGATCTTCCTAACACCCTTCTCCTCGGCTTCGTCGGCCTCCTCGGCATCCTCAGCTGGTGAAGGTGATGCCTGTGCATTTGCATGGAAAGCATTGCTCCTCATAGTCGCTAGAGGAAACGGGGTATCCGCTGCCTCATCTTCATATATATCAACTTCCCAAACCTGCTGCCTGACCTCATTGAGCGATAGGCCACCCTCTAGCATCGCCTTTGCAATACCAGCCTTTGCGTGCAGATCATCTTTGAGAGCTGCTACATCAGACAAATCGAACTGAAAGAAGCGATCCTCCCCAAGCTCCATCTGGAAGTGCTTGGTAAGAATACCGGCTATCCGGTTCATGGTAGGCTTGAGTGTAGACTCCCAGAAATTGCGAAGGGCAATACGATGCTCCTCTGATCCCAAGCTCCCGGCAGTCTGTAGCCCCAGCTCGTGCTTGGGTACCTTCAGGAGTCCGAGCAGTGTTTCCCTGTTTGTGTTGATGTGATCTAGGAGTTTTTGATCGGCTAGGGAGTGTGTCAGAGGTGTTGCCTTAACACCTTTGGGCAGCACAAGAGTACGCCTGGTGTTCTTCCTGCCCTGATACGCCTGCTCGAAGCTCTTGAGCTGCCGCAGAGCCACGTCTTCATTAACCATTCGGTCCAAGGATAGTGCCAGCCCTGGTGTCGCTTGCTTCAAGTAGAACGCATTCAGGTAGTCGCTTGAATACCTGTTGAATAGGATCGACTTCCTGCCCGCTATAAACGGAGAAAGCCCCCATAGTAAGCTGTTAGGGTTCGGTCTGCGAGTGTGTACGATATCCTTTACGGCGAATTGCTGCATGGCCTGAGCTGTTTGTTCACCTTCATTTGCTGAGGACATCGCATAGTTTTTAACTTTGCCCTTATTGTCAAATTCAATCGTCAGGTTCTCAGTAGGTAGCACAAGCATCTGCCCGCTACTCGGCGCATTCCACACGATGCCGTTGCCCATGAGCGTATCTTCGACCACCCAATTATACATGAACTGAGCATAGTCCTGCCACTCGTTGGGCTGCCTCAGTAGCTCGTTTAGGGGATGCTCCACGTCAGGCTCAGTAACCATGTTGCCATCGCGCATCTCTTTCTGCATGACCACCAAGGGCTGAGAACTGATCTTGTTGGCTATCAGATCCACGACGATGTAAACCCAGTCCTCTGAAAAGAAGAGGCTCTTAAGAAGCTCTCCCTCCATCCATGCCGATATCTCTTCTCGCCATATCTCCGTTGAACTACCGCCGCCGCCGCCGTACTGGGATAGATCAAACGACTTACCTACGTACTCTTCCAAGCCACGTGCTACCTGCATCTGATCCCGTAGTTGTATTACCTTGCCTTTTTTGGGAGCTTTAGTCTCACTCATAACACAACCCTCTAAAACGGTGAATCGTCGCTGTCCATCTTCAGATCAGTATACCACTTATCCACCGATAGTTTGGAGTCTGGTAAATCCTCAAGAAACTGTAGCTTAAAATCAGAGGCGTACTCTTGTATTGCACTGTTTGCCAGCATCAGACTCGACACAATATCATCATGCATCCCCGTAGGAGCTGAGTACTTGAAATTCCCAGAGTCGCTAGTGGTCACTTCGTAGCTCTCCAATTCCTTAAGCATATCGGGCCAGTTAGCCAGTATGATACCCTTTGTCTCAAAAGTCAGCATCAACTGATTTACCATCGCTGATTTACTCTGGTTCGTAAACACCAGCCCCTCAAATGGGAAATCAAACTGTCCTAGCATGTCGTCTATTGCTTCACCTACACCAGTTCTATCATGCTTTACTAGGATGATGTTCTTAAACTTCTTTATGAACTTGTATAGTTCACCCAAAGCTTCCACGTACCCAATACCTTGGAACCGCATGAACCCCAGCATCTTGGGTACGCCCGCACCAGAGGAGAGCGCAGTGAAAACCGTGTAGTCCTGCTTCTTGGCCCAGTCAACCCCGATCACCACGTCGTGCTTAAGCGCATCCGGGTGGATCCAGTACTGCGTTGCGCCGTACAGATCATCGAGAGGATCCCCCTCGACGCAGTCACGAAACCCCACGAAGGTTGAGCCGTCATCGAGGAATTCAGCCATATAGTACTGCTGGAACAACCTATGCGAGAGCGAGCCCTTCGCCCGTTCTACTACCGCAGGATCAATGTACGGGTTGTCAAGCGTGCTGGCCGTGATGAATGCCTGCTCGGGAGTCTTGCCCGTCTTGAACGCCCACTCCATGTGTTCTTTGGCTTCCATCGCTCCTTTGTAGAAGTGGTTCTTGCCGAAGGGGGTACTGATGAACATCTCAGGCCCACCAGTGAACGTGAGTGTGGTCCCAGCGGACACGTAAGCGGCGTAAGGGCACTTTGCAGCCTCATCGAATATGTGGCCATTGATTCCGCCCCCCTCCATGCTCTTGGGGTCCTTACAGTGCCAGAATTCGATCTTGGATTGGATCTTAGGTAGGTCAATGTACATTTTGCCATCATGGAACTTGGAGTGCGGCTCGGGAGGCAGCATCCCACGGAAATACTCCATCCCGATGCGAGCCTGGTCGTAGATCGGTGCGATCCACCGCCACTTGGTACGGGGTCGATTCAGCAGCACGTTGGACATGCACACCGAGGCGCTGATTGATTTCCCAAATTTGGTCCCACATGAAACATAGAGCTTCTTCAAGCCCTTAGTGTTGAACGCATTCATGATCAGCTGCTGCTTCTTTGAGTGCGCTTCGGGGAACTTGACCTTGACTTTTACACTATTTCCCAAGTGTGCCTTCCTCTTTGTGAATGCTCTGCAACAAGGTCCCATCGTCCTGAACTTCAGTCTCGTAGGTCACATCAACAATCTCGTACTCATGCTTATCAGCAACTTTGCCAATAGTCCGCTCCAGAAGGAAGTTGATCTTGCTCTGATCTCCATGCTTGATGGCATTGACAGCCACGCTCGCCAGCATCATCTCAAGAGCAGGAACTTCCATGTTCGTAGACAGGTCGATCAGTTCTTGCGGCGTCATGTCCACAATCTTCTGAATCAAGCGCCTCATGTCCGACTTTGTCATGAGCTTGACTTCTTTGAGGTTGTCCCTGATTTTGGGCCTGCCTTTTTTATTGCCGCTGACCCCCGGACGAAAAGGCTTCAGGTTCTGGGGGTTTCCTTTTGGGTTAGCCATACTCTCTACCCTCTTCCTTAGCCTTAGCCCTTCGCATACGCTGCCTCATATTAGTGTAATCTCTGCGCTTTATCCGCATTATATAATCACATTCTTTACATCTTCCGGTTCCTCGATCATGGCCACGCTTGCATATACTCGGAATAGAATACACATTATTTTCTAACGTAGTACATACTTCCAAATGCTCTGGGTTAACACATGCTGGGGTTTCACACAGATGATTTATGACTAGTCCCAAGGGGATAGGCGCAACAAAATTTCCATACGACCACCGATGCGCAAGTACACTCTTGCTTTTTCCATCAGGCCCATTAAGCGTAAAGCGTCCATACCCTTCTTTGAACGTTTTTGCTTTGTACGCAAACTTGCTGGCTGTCCAAAACCAACAAGTATCAGTCTTATCTACATGCGACAAAAATCTTTCTTCCAACGACATTTCTAATTTGGAAGGAAGATGAACAACCATGCCTCTACGTAAACGGTTGTAGTGCTTGGTACAGTATCCCTTTGCTACATGTTTATTCTCACATTTAGGTACGCTACAACCCCTCACGTTTCTCTGTTCCTTTCATTGTTTTAGTAGTGCTTTTAGTCGAAGCCCCCGTTTCTAGGGCGTTTTCCAGTAGGGTTTGTAAGTCACTACGGGAATCTATGTACTCGTAAAAAGCAACGTACATGAGCTCGCCCTTACTTTGCTGAGTCAAAGCAGCAGCCACCGTCAGCCTCTTGTCTGTACTCGGATCAATGCGCATGTTGAATTGCTTACTCTTCATATTCTACAATGTATATCCAGATATACATGCTGTAAAGTAGATTTTAGGGTAAGCGCCAGTAGGTGAAGTGATATTCTGGACTCGGGCGAGGCTACATAGTCCTAGGTGTAGCTGGACTGATCAACCTAGCGAGTTTTAACTGCGGCTCGCTCCCTGCAAATAGCTAACCCCACCACAATGGCAGGGCTAGCTAAACTTGCATGATCCCCCGGATCGCGCTCGGCCCCACGAGTTTACCCCAGCTCTCTCCCAAAGTTCCCCCAAAAGTATCATGATTAATATTTAAGCAGCTGGCAAATCAGGCGCAGGACACCAGGACAGAAGTGGGGGGTTTCCCCATAGGGTTATATTTTTACTCCCCCCAGTGTGTGTGTGTGTATTATATATAATGTTCCTCTACTATGTAAAAAATGCTGTCCTCCTGTCCTATATCCTTCCAAAAAAATGAAATCATTGACAAAATTGGAGGACTGCATTTTTTTATTTGATGTCCACAGGACTGCATTTTGCTGTCCCAAACAGGTAAAAAGCGTGGATAATGACGAAATGCTCAAAAACTATGCAAACCCTGTGTATAACTTTATTTTCAAACTGTTTGGAAAAACAGTGATATTGCTGTCCCTGCTGTCCTGCTGTCCACACTCCTGGTCTTTCAAACAGTGTGGAAAAAGACGATATTGCTGTCCCTGCTGTCACATTTTCGAAGTTATCCACAGCCCCCGCACCGTGAAAACCGCATTATTTTGTCACCACAGCCTGGTATTTTGTAGAGATTAGTGTTCTGGATTTTAGAGAAGATGATGCTCTAGACAAAGAAAAGGCTGGCGAGAGGAGCCCCCCGCCAGCCAACCACAACCTGCTATCCAAAAGTCTGAATACTCACTCCTTGCAAGCCTCGTACTCTCTTCTGATTCACCACGGGTCTTTTGTAGCGTCTCTCGTACCCCGGCACAAGTTTCCTGAGTGTCTTCGCAAACTTCTGCATGGTGACTGGGTACCCGCCGTCTGACTGTACCTCAAACTTGTAGTTGTCATACATGGTGCGCATTGGTGTGAAGTTCTCATCATAGCCTCCATTGGTATGAACAGTCATATTCTCCCCAAACCATCTGAAAACGGTATCGTTATCCAGCCTGTAGTCCTCCAGCGCATCGTCAATCTGTGCAGATGTAGAGAATTTCTGCTGCTTAATGAGGCGCTGGTATCCCGCCATCACCAGATTGAATATGCCACTGAGCTCCTTCTTCAGCTTCAGCCCTATATGGGGATCATACCCTGGCATATCCTTGGTAAACGTGGCGTTGAAGGGCACGACGATGAGCCGTCTCCAGTACCCGTAGCTAGTATCTGTTGATCCCGGCAGCTCGTTAGCCGAGAAGATGAGCTTGGCTAGAGATTTGAAGAAGTAGGGCTCCTTGTAGGGTGCCCGAGCCTGCACCTCGTCTCCCGTAGCGAGTGACTTGAAGAGACTGTTATCTGCCATGGCTTTGGTGGGGGTTTCCTCAGAGATATTGAACAGCTTTCCATCAAGCCCCTGGCGATTGTACTCTGATTCGTTGAGCTGCTTCATGGCGTAGCTGGTGTAGTTGCCGTACCCAGCCAATTCTCTGAGAATGTCCAAGAGCGTGGATTTACCGTTGGCTCCGTCTCCGACTAAAAGTAGTGCTTTTTGTGTCCAGCAGTCATCGTTGGAGAGGGCGTACCCCATGAACTCTAGTAGTACGTTGATTCTGGCTTGGTCGTTCTCTGTGATCATTCCCAGCATCTTCTCAAACGATGGGGCCTTTGCTGTGGGATCATAGCTATATGGTAGGACGTATCGGAAGCCCATGTCTGGGTCGTGGGGCATGAAATTGTGAGACCGGACATCCAGGTATCCATTTTTGAAATTGATCTTGCCTTTGGTCCTCTCGGTCCACCAGTCCATTGTTTTCAAATTAGACCTGGCGACCCGCGCAGCAAATTCCTTGGTCATGTTGGATCTAGCAGCTGGGTTGAAGTGGGTCTGAGCAAACTCTTCGAGACGGAGCCTCCCCATTGACTCGTAGTGGTCCTTGCTCCAGATGTGCACCATGCCGCTGTCGTCCAGTCCTTTGTAGGTAGTGTCCCTGGCAAAGAACCTGGCGAGGTCTTCGTAGTTGGGGGTTGGCTTGCCTTTCCCAGTAAACGGCTGGTTATGGAAACCAGTATGTTCGGTGGGGATGGCGTCCTTTCCTCTGAGGAGGATGGGTGAGGAGACTTTGTCCTTGTTGTCGCATTGTCCACAACCTGTCCACATGCTGTTGATATTGTCGCAAGTCCTTGGGCCGCTTGACTCCAGGGCTTGTTCAATTTTTTGGTCAGTCTCGTCTGGGTCGTAGCCCTTGTAGCCCTTGGATAGCTCATGGGACCACTCGTACCCATCCTTGGTTGACTCGTCGTTCATCCTGCCTGTGATCGACAGAGCGGCATACCACTGGTGTTCTGAGATCTCATTGGGCCTCGTCTTGCAATGCTTCAGGAAATCACACCCATCCATAATGGCTGTGGAGTCAACCCTGGGGTATTTCGCAAGAACCCTGATGTTCAGCTGAGCGGTCTCAGATATGTCGGGGAGGCCGCTGATAGTCTTGAGGTTGAATTCGAGGGGGGTTATGTTACTCTGCATCAGTTCCGAGAGGACGTCTACTTTACTGGGCTTTCGGTTGATGGTACGTGGTAAGCGCAAGATGCGGCGGGGTTCAAATATCGTCGTGTCTGTGCTTCCTATCAGCCCCGCATCGAACATCGCCTTGTTGATCTGGGTGCAGACAGCTTTGTAGTGTGGTTTCAGGGATTTGAATTCTTCCTTGGATGTGATGGGGGTTTTGATCCCGATAAGAAAGTGGAGACCATGACCGCTACTGACAATACCCACCTCGGAGCGTGATAGTTTAAGGCGAGATAGTATAACTTCAATGTAGCTTTCGAGATACTTCTTGTTGATGCCGTCGATATCAAAGGCGATGACCGAGAGGCTGTCAAACTCTCTTTTCCCCTCTTTGCAATTGGCCAGCGTATAGAATAGGTTCCACCTGTCTTGCTCCGGTATTTTTTGTAGTACCCCATCCAAGTTATGGAAAAGATCGGGCACTGACTTCGCTCTCCAATATTTCTCGTGAAACGCATCATAGGTTATCTCCTTGCCATCTTTTGAATCTTTGGGGATAAACTTCCGTAAGCCTAGAATCTGGATCATGTAGCTTTACTCCTATGCTAGCAGTTATGATTGTGGGATATCAGTGTTGACCAAAAACGTGGTATATGTCAAGCAGAAGAAAAGTGCTTGCACACCTCTAGGCAGCATGCTACCAATGTGCCTGGTGCTTGGCACTGTGTAACAAAGTTTTAGGAGACATGTTGTGACGGACAAAACCCCAGATAATCTACTCTACCCAAGAATGGCTAAAATGGCAGAAGGATACGGGATTAACCACGTGCTGGTTTCTTGCGGGATGCTTTTGAAACATGCCGTACTCCACGTACCTCCTCCCCATGTGCGAGGAGCCATCGAGTTCATCCACCAAGTAGCCAATGACGTAAAAAGTGAATACGAGCGCAAGTATCAAATCAGTCTAGATGAGGATAGTGAATGAAAAAGATATATCTCGACGCAATCAGCACGTTCGGAGTGGAGGCGCAGCTTAACCAAGTCAAAGAAGAAGCTGCTGAGTTGATTGTAGCCGTATCGCACTACCAAAGAGAGCGGATAGGGCTTGTAGAGATCGCAGACGAGATAGCCGATGTAACAATCATGTTAGAGCAGCTGGTGTTGCTTCTGGATGCTGAGCAGCTGGTGGGATCTATAAAGATTATCAAGTTAGACAGGCTACGTGAGTCAGTCGATAAGCACAGAGGAGAGAAAGATGGATACGAATGAATGGCTGCGGAAACTCCAGGATCAACAAGCACTAATTCGGATGTTTCAATCAGCAGTCAAAAGTAAGTGGAAGAATGACATGCCAAAGCAACTTATAGAACCGATGGAGATGGCGGAAAAGATGCTTGAACCCAAGGAGGAACCAGTCCTAATACCACTTAGTAACGCTGCTGGGATGTGGGTAGAGACGGATGACCCCGACCCATGTGACCGCCACTACGATGCTTACGTAGACAGAAAGCTGGAAGAGAGTGCATGCATATTATGAATATGGATTTTGTGGAGATATGGACTGTATCAGCTACAGGGGTGGTCGTGTACGCACTACTGGTTGAGAGCGATAAGTTCAAGCATAAACTCCTGGGAATAACAGGTTTTATAGTAATGGTTGGTGTGCCCTTCGGAAGAGTGTGGGGCTGGTGGTAATACTACTGGGATGTAGGAGGAAGCTAATGAGTGAGATTGAAAGAAAAATAAGGATTGAGCTAGAGCCTTGGGAAGTGGCCAAGGGGTTCTGCGACCTGAATAACGACCAACAGGCTATGTTCTTCAATGAGGTATTTCGAATAACATCGCAGTGGGGTCCAGGAGGGTTTCCTAAACAACTTGGAATGGTACGCACCAGCACCAACATAGCGCCAGGGGGTTTGAGTATTATGAGAGAAATAGGAGAGTATGGGAATGACGAGAGAGAAGCTTGAAGTAGTTGTAATGCCTCTCGGAAGAGTGTGGGGCTGGTGGTAATAATTTTTTGTAAGGAGAAGACATGGAAGCAGTAGAAACAGTGGAAACAGAAGCAAACAACAAGAACTACAAGCACAACTACTATGTAGTTAATGTTGTGGAGGAGCTTACCGGGAAGCGGGAAGCGGAGAAGTGGATCAACGAATATGTCTTGCCTGAGAACACGATCATCATCAAAGGCAGAGAGATCGAGACTACCGAGAAAGTAACAAAAGTCTTGAACTAACATTTTTTAAGAACAGCTGGTGTACGCCAGCTGTTCTTTTTGGGGGGCAGGAAATGATCAGTGATGCGCGGATCAAAGAGATTGAAGAGGACATGTTTGAGACTATTGACTGGAGAGATAGTGCTGCCAGCAATGTTATGAGTGAGCTACTAGAAGAACGCAAGCAGCTAGTGGCGATTGCTGAGGCTGCTGAAGATTTCGGTCGAGTGTGGGCGGAAGGTACCGACGCAGGAATGGAACGCAGCAGAACGCTACGGGCTTTGAAAGCTTGGAAGAACGAGGAGGCAAAATGATTAGTAGAGATAGGCTAGAAAGTATTGATGAGACTATGCGTCGGTACGCTAGCCACAATCATTATGACGTGCATATCTTGCTTGCGATAGTCAAAGACCTATTGGCCGAGCGCCGGGGGTTGATAGATAGAGGAGATGGGTTCAAAAAGTCATCCGCAACATGGCAGAGCAATTACCAGAAGCTAAAAAATATGGTTGAACAGCATATTGAAAAGGGTAAGGGCGAGATGATGGAGCAAGGAAAATGAAATACCTCGTAACCCCATGGGCACACCAGCTGAAGTCAATAGAGAAGGCAGCTACCATGCCTAACTATGCGCTGTTTTTTGAAATGGGGTGCCTGTCCAGAGACACTAAAATAAAAGCAAATATTAATGGATGCTCCAGAGAGTACACCATTGAAGAGTTCTACAGGAAATGGAATAAAGTTGAGCTTAGCGAAAGAGAGAACGGGTTTTCGGGAGTTGCTAGAATCAGAGCATGGAAAGAAGACCATGTAGGGCTGCATAAAATAGTGGGCGTTATAAGGTCAGGCGAGAAAGAAGTATATGCATTAAAAGTTAAAGGACAACCTAGGCTTAAGCTAACAAAGGATCATCGTATCCTCACAAAAAGAGGATGGGTTGAGGCGGGGGATCTGCTTGAGGATGACCAGATAGCTTGTGATAGAACAACCAAGCACCAAAAAAAGAAAACCAAGGTTCAGGGGAGAAAACCTAGATACAACTACCTTCAAATAGGCAAACACCACCCCTATGGGCACAACACCACGGGTTATAAAGGTAAGTCCATACGCAGAATCGAGAAGCACAGAGCCATATATGAAGCCAATCTAAATAAGAAAACTTTAGTGGAGTTTCAAGAAGCTACAAAAAACAAACTAGCAGCTAGTAAACTGGAGTTTGTAGACCCAGGTAAATATCATATCCACCATGTTGACCATGACCACAAGAATAATGACGTAAGCAACCTTGCAAAACTATCAGCTAAAGATCATTTGTCCATGCACAGCAAGGGTTATGTAAATTTCTCCCATGGTACATTAAGCTGGGCACGTATGGAGTCTTTCAAAAAAGTAGGCGTAGAAATGACCTACGATATATCGTGCGCTTCTCCTTACCATAATTTTGTGGCTAATGGAATTGTAGTTCACAACTGTGGCAAGACGGCTACTGCCATCAACATACTGAGGAAGAAGTACTACGAGCATGGCCGCATCCTAAGAACCCTGGTGCTATGCCCACCCGTCGTTAGGACAAACTGGAAGCGTGAGTTTGCCATGCACGCATCGGGTAAGGTAGCAAAGCACAGCGTGGTACTAGAGGGCAGCGGAGTGAAGCGAGCAGCTACTTTTGACAAGCATGCATTCAGTCCACTGGAGGGCAAGTTGAATGCGATATTTATTACCAACTACGAATCCCTGACCATGGAAAAACTGTGGCGGCTTCTGAAGCTATGGGGACCGGAGGCGATTGTATTCGATGAGTCACACAAGCTCAAAAATTATAAGACCAAACGTACCAAGTTGGCGACGGAGCTCGCGGATCAAGCAGCGTGTAAGCTCATCCTTACGGGGACACCCATACTCAACAGCCCTATGGATATTTGGAGCCAGTATCGTATTCTCGATGGTGGTGAAACATTTGACCGCAACTTCTTCGCCTTCCGAGCCAGGTACTTCGTAGACAGAAACGCCGGGATGCCAAAACAGAAGTACTTCCCTGACTGGCGTCCAATTCAAGGGCTCGGCGGGATACTCCACGCCAAGATCTATAAGAAGGCTGCTCGGGTACTCAAGAGCGAGTGCCTAGACCTCCCTCCGCTTGTCAGAAAGCGTATCGAGGTGGAGATGTCAGCCGACCAGAAGAAGCTCTATACGGACATGGCTAAGAGCTACATCGCCTATCTGAATGACAAGGCATGCGTTGCCACTATCGCTCTGACTCGGGGCCTCCGTCTCCAGCAGATAATCAGTGGGTTCTTCGTTGACGATGAGGACAATACCCATGAATTCAGAAGTAACCAACGGCTGGATACCCTCATCGACCTGGTGGAGCAACTCGTTGACGAGCATAAGATAATCATTTGGGCGTCGTTCAAAGTGAATTACACACAGATCGCCGCCAAACTCAAGGCCCTTTTTGAAAAAAATAGAAAGACCTATGAGATATGCCAGCTGACTGGTGGGATGACAGACAAAGCCAGGCAGACATCCATCGACAAATTCCAAGAAGACCACACCCATAGGGTCATGATCGCAAATCAACAAGCAGGTGGGGTAGGCGTGAATCTGACAGCTGCTAGCTACGCGCTGTATTACTCCAGGTCTTTTTCTTTGGAGGCTGACCTTCAGTCTGAGGCACGTAATCATAGAGGGGGCAGTCAGCAGCACAAGTCTATTACCAGAGTAGACCTGGTGGTCAAAGATACTATAGACGATGTGATTCTGGGGGCTCTTGCTCGGAAAGAGAACCTCGCCAACGACATACTGAGACTGAGGGAGTTACTGTAGTGCTTGATTTTAGACTTGAGACTTTGAAAAAGACCATGTTCAAAAGTGGCAAGGGAGACTGGAAGGGCAAGGAGCCATGGGAGCGTAGAGCGATCCTTTGGAAGCTGACAGCCATGGCTCTCTATGCCAAGCGTGACGCGGAGGTGATGGACGAGCACTACAAGGTGATGATGCGTGCGGACCAGCACCGAGCACCGACAGATAAGGAGATGCTACAAATTGCAGGCTTCTTGCAGGCATTTATTCTGAAGAACCAAGAGAAGACGGATGTGAAAGTCAGTAAGGAGGACAAGGTTGAGGAGTAGATTTACTGCGCACACATTAGAAGATAAGCAAGATGCTTGGGCCGACGTAAAAAAGTACGGTGGCTTGTATGTCACAGAGTGGATACCGCGCAGGAGTGGCGGCGTGAAAGCCACGCTTAAATGGTTGCCTTTCAAGAAAAGAGATCTTTGGTCTAAGAAGGTCAACGCATGGCGAGATGAAATGGAAGAGAGGTACGGGGATGATTGAAAAACTGGTGATACCAATACTGCAAAGCATATTTATATTTCTGCTTAGTTTCCTTGTTTCATTGATAATTTTCAGAATGGTTTTTCCAAGAGAGCTTACATTTACGAAAGCAGAATGCCAGGAAATTGCAGAAGATGTACTAGAGGAACTACACGATGACTAAAGAGGACTACGCTAGGTTCAAAAGCCTCTCTGTTTCTATACCCAAAAGAGGCATGGAGCTGGCCGACTATATGTTCCTTGGCGATAAGCTTCCAGAGGTGGTTGAGATGGTGGAGAAGCTGACAGAGGTAGTAAGCTCCCTCAAGTATAAGAATGAATTCGATTGTACAATTGTAGAGGCTAATTCATGGGAACGAATGCAAGATGTGTTTAGAGAGGTTTGGGGGGCTGAGTGATAAAGTGCACTTTTGATTTCGCTAAAGAGCATGGAAAGATGGAAGCAACCATTGACATTGCATTAGGGTATTTGGACAGAACCAATGCTGTGAAACATCCGGAAACAAGCGCTATGTTGATTGACCTGGCAAGGGATATGTTACGCAAAACGCAGAAAGAGATAGCAAAGGGGAGAAGTGATGAGAAGAAGAGTTTGGGTTGATGTCCACAAGGGCGGAGTACATGAGATCGACGTACCTGAGATTGAGACAGATGATGATTGTTATCATCTTGGTGACATCCACGATCTAAAGGGATGCAAGAAGAAGAGGGTTAATGCTGTCAAGTACCTCATCGGTCGTCTGCGTACAGCAAGCGCCCACTATGTCTCTGGTAACCACGAGCTGGGGACGGATAGCGAATTCTTCCATCACGTCCATAACGGCGTCTTATTCACGCATGGGGATATCCCAGCGTGGGGTTTTGCGAAGGCTAAGAAGTTCAGGAACAAGAAACCAGGGCGTGGGTTCTTTAGTCGCAATCTTCTGCGTCCGATCTACTCGCTGCGAGGACTCAAGAATATGGCGACCTGCGCATCATTCTACTGTCCCGTGGCTACCACGAACTGGATATATAGAAAGGAAATTGGAAAATGGACACAGTACTTACAATGAAAGACTCTAGGCAGGAAGCTATCTTGAAGATGGCTGAGGGCAACCCAGGGGCTCTAAATGTTTTGTTGATGCTATGTCTGGGGGAATCACCTTTGACAGGATTTTCAGAAATGCTGCGGTTAGACAGTCTAGACATTCGTGGACCTAAGATTTGGGTTGGGTACAAAGATGTCTGCGGCAAGGACCTAGAAGTCTTTCGAGACAAAATAAAAAAATCTGGTGATGAACTGAAGAAAGCCATAGCAAGTAACTTTTGACGAACTTATGACAGAACTAGGAGAAAAGATCATGGAACAATTTTTAGAATTGTGCAGACAAGCATGGGAACAGAAGGCGGAAGTTGAAAAGATCAGGGAAGAGCTCAAGAAGGCTAACGCCAGCCTGGTTAAGACAAAGGCGTCCGTAGACAAATGGATGGAGGAGACCGAGCTGGAGAAGCAGCACGTACCAGGGTTTGGTACTCTCTATCGCCAGAAGAAGTTCTCCATAAAGGTACCCAAGACACCAGAGGACAAGCTGGCGCTATTCAATTGGATATCGGCCAACAAGGGCGAGGATGTCCTATTTGCGCTCCAGTCCATAGCGAGCCCTACGGTCAACGCACTATACAAAGAGGAGCTGGAGATCGCTAAAAAGGAGGGTAACGTGGACTTCAATATCCCTGGTATCTCGGGGCCGAAACTCTACTGGGATATTGGGATGAGAAAAGGCTAGTACCGTGCTAGCGGATGTGCTAGCATTGTTTTTAGTAGAGCAATTCATTTTGTAAAGGAACGTGAGACATGACAGCAGTAGCAAAAAAGCAAGAAGACGCAGCAATGGCAGCCTACGCAAATGACCTAATGGATGATGTGCCCGTGGAAGTGCAGGACATAACCATCCCCAAGATTCTTTTGCAACAGTCCCAGTCTGGGATGTTTAAAGAGGGGAAGTCAAAGATAGGTGAGATCCGAGGATCCATGGAAGCAAACCTCATTGCAGGATCAGGGGAAGAAGTTGAGTTCATTCCTTTTGGTGTATTCAAAACGTGGGTGACAGTAAAAGTGGCTGGTGGTCAGTTCGTGACCGAGATCCCATACGCCAGTGCTCGGCTTGAAAGAGAGTCAGTCTTGGATGGGGTTGATGTGCGCAACTACCAGCAGCTTAACTACTACTGCTTGCTGCCCAAGGATATAGAGACAGGAGTCTACATGCCCTACGTGATCAGCTTCCGGTCTACTAGCTACATGGCTGGCAAAGCCCTGGAGACTAAGCGCGCGCTGCTTGCTGAGTTCAATAAGCCACTATGCTTCAAGACATTCAAGCTGTGGAGCAAAGGCGATAGGAACGATGCGGGTAACGACTACCAGGTATTCAACGTATCCGAGTCTAGGAACACAGAGCCCAAGGAGCTAGAAGCTGTGGCAGAGTGGAATAAAATAATCAAAACCAAAAACGTCGTTGTGGATGACAGCGACAACACAGCCACGGAAAAACGAGAAGGTTCCTCTGGCCAAGATGAATTTTAGTCCGACCGTGAGCTAGAAAGGTGAAACCAATGTATCGACGATTCATGCTCTGGCTCATGACCACCCCTTTTTACAAGTGGGTGGTGCTTACCGTCATTCCCAAAGTACGCTTTTCAACAGGATACACCATGCTGACTGGTCGACACTATCACGCCCTTTACGAGGCTATGGAAACAGGAGACTGGATCTTCACCGTGGACAAGAGTTCCCTAACCGGGTGGTCTATCATGAAGCTGACAGGTGGTTCTGTGAGCCACGCAGCGCAGTGCGTGGATAAAGGGAATCCTGAATGGGAAATTGGCGAGATGATCGGTACAGGATATGAGAAAGCTACGCTCTTCGATCTCGTCCACCAAGCATCGAGAGTCATCATCGCAGACCACCCCGACTGGTTTAGCGAATATCGTTTTGATATGGCATGCAGAAACAAGTCGTTTGTAGACGCAATATACGACACCCAATTTGACCTTGATGAGCTACCAGTTGGAACTTCGATGCTGGCGTGTTCAGAGCTTCTCTATCACAGTGATTTCGATCGTACTGTAGAGGTCAACCTGGAGGATGTAGGGGGGCTTGGGAAACCCTACATATCTCCGCAAGGGCTTTTGAATGGCAAGGGCTTACGGATCAAGGCAGACACTGCCAAGATGAACTTTGAGGAGTAGCATATGAAATTTAAGATTCAACTGATCACAAAATGCGGATGCACAAAGATGGTTGATCAGGTTTTTGATGCGCCTCCGCACAGAACGCACAGAACGTACAGAGTACCGCTAGTCACGATGACGGTATTCAACATAGAGATAACTCCTTCTCCTTCTTTTGTTACCGATGCTAGGGAGTTTGAATACAAAGGCAAAACAGTAACTAATGACGACTACGATGTATGTGTTTTTATTTATGAGGAAATCTGAGGAGTAAGAAGATGGCATTAGAAACGCTCAAAGGCGTGAAAGAAATAGGTGGGTTTGGAGTTTGTGAATATTACAAGGATCAAATTATCAAGGAAAAAGATCAATTTGTAGAAGTTGATCACAGATTTAATTCTCTTCACTTTCAGCTACAGAATGGCCCGATCAAAGAGGTTGGGGTCAATGGCTGTCGAGTAGATACCTTGATCCACGCTGCTTGGCTTATTATTGGTATGCTAAATGGAAAGTATCACAGCGACTACAACGTAGAAGCATTGAACCACCTGGGCCTAGCTATACAGGCGTTGGATGCTAGGACAAGGGACCGTGAGATTAGTGGCGTAGAGGGAACAAGTAAAGCATAAGCAGCTGGGAGCGATGTGGGAAGCTGGGCGGCCCTCTCTGCGATGGCCTTAATCACAGACTAGCCCTGGAGACACACAGGAAGACCCGTAGGTTAGCCTTAATTGTCTAGATCGGATGAATAGACGGGGGTAAACCGATCATGGCCCTGGTCGCGTGGGGCCTCCCAGTAGAACAAAACAACAATTAAAGGAATTGAAATGCAGTTATCGTTAAAAGATTTGAAAGAACTATTTGGCAGCTCAGAAGAGCCACACCCGTACAAAATTGGAGAGAAGTACTTAGTTAGAACTATCACTATGATTTACACTGGCAGGCTAAAGGCTGTGTATAAGCAAGAGCTAGTACTTGAAGATGTGGCTTGGGTAGCAGAAACATCTAGATGGGCAGAATGCTTGAAGAATGGGGATATGGAAGAGATAGAACCGTACCCCACTGGTGAGGTTATTATCGGAAGAGGAGCTATTTTAGATGTTCCTGTCTGGGCTCATGATTTGCTGAGAGAACAGAAGTGAATCAAGCATTAATGAGTGAATCGTGGTCTAGGTCTTGGTCTTGGTCTGTGTCTGTGTCTAGGTCTAGGTCTAGGTTTTGGTCTAGGTCTAGGTCTAGGTCTAGGTCTAGGTCTGGGTCTAGGTCTTGGTCTAGGTCTAGGTCTGGGTCTAGGTCTTGGTCTGGGTCTTGGTCTAGGAGTAAATGTATATGAATCAAGCATTAATGAGTGAATCGTGGTCTAGGTCTAGGTCTAGGTCTTGGTCTAGGTCTAGGTCTAGGTCTGGGTCTAGGTCTTGGTCTTGTTCTGGGTCTTGGTCTTGTTCTGGGTCTAGGTCTTGGTCTGGGTCTAGGTCTGGGTCTAGGTCTAGGTCTAGGTCTGGGTCTAGGTCTAGGTCTAGGTCTTGGTCTTGGTCTTGGTCTGGGTCTTGGTCTGGGTCTAGGTCTGGGTCTAGGTCTAGGAACCAGTAGAACAAAACAACAAGGAGAACAGAGTAATGATTAGCATAACCACACTAGTATTTTTTTGTATTGCTGCGTGTAGTTTTGGGTTTGCTGGAGGAATTAAGTACACACAAAAGATATACGGCAGGAGGATCAGTAAGTGATAGTACTTGGATTAGACGTAGAAACTACAGGGCTCAGCGCAGACAAAGACAGAATCACGGAACTGGGGATGGTGCTCTACGATACGGAGCGCAAGCAACCGATCAAAATGTACAGCGAGTATGTCAAGATCGAAGGCGAGGTCTCCGCACTCATCACAGAATTGACTGGCATAACCAACGGTGACCTACAAACTTACGGTTTGCCCATCGAAAAGGTACTCGCAGACTATATAGACTTTGCAAACGATGCCGAATACATCGTTGCACATAACGCTCCCTTTGATCGGGGCTTTCTAGTGTCGGAGTTTAGTAGAGAATACGCACAAGACAAGATACCCAGTAACCCGTGGCTAGACACCAGCTGTGATGTGGACTACCCAGAGGGGATTAAGACAAGAAAGCTGGAGTTCCTCGCAGCATCCCACGGGTTTATAAACCCATGGAGTCACCGAGCCATATTCGATGTGCTCACGATGTTGAAGGTGTTGGACAACTACGATGTTGAACAGGTAACCAAACTCGCTGCGGAGGAAAAAGTAACTCTCGTGGCAGTTTGTATGAAACCTTGGTTGGATAAAGCAGAAGATGGGAAGAAGGAAACGGATATAGCTAGGTCTTTGGGTTTCAGATGGAGCGGAGGAAAGAAGTCATGGTTAAAAGAAGTAAGGTCAAGCCAAGTAAAGGCGGAACAAAGCAACAGCAAAATAATGGTACGGGTGCTGGTATGAAGAAGACAACATTTGCAATCCCGGCTAAAAGGAATGTAGTTCTCTACGCCAGGGTGACTGAGAAAAACAAAACCTTTTTGGCAAAAGCGGCCAAGAAGGAAGGTGTTAGCGAGTCCGCTTTGGTTGACCACGTACTGGATTGGTATAGAAATGCTAGTAACAAGAGAAAATCAAAGTGAAGTCTGTGCGAGGTTTGCTAACTCAGGAGAGTATGGACTGGACACTGAGACAACTGGTCTCAGAGCTTACCACGATGACTCTGCTTTTAGTCTTATACTTAGTGATAGTTCTGGGGCATTTTATTTCAACTTCCAAGCCTACGACTTGGATGAAAGCTTTGTTCTCGAAAAGGACGAAGTCTTCTCGCTACTAGCACCAGCCTTTGACAATACAGAAACCACGTGGTTCATCGGAAATGCCAAATTCGACATGGGCATGCTGGCAAAAGAGGGCGTGTTCCTCAGTGGCAAGATCCACGACACCGAGGTGACAGGCAGAATCATCTACAACGCTGACTTTAGGTATGGTGTGGACGCCCTGGCTAAGCGGTACGGGGAGGAAAAAGACCAAGGGGTAGACGACTACATAGCCAAGAACAGGCTCTACACATGGCTTCATGCCCCTGGGAAAAAGAAGAAGGCCAAGCAGCCCCACTATGATAAAGTGCCCTTCAGCATCATTGTGCCCTACGGTGAGAAGGATGGGATGGTGATCAGGCACATAGGCATGGAACAAAAGAAAGAGCTGGCGGCAATCGACGAGTCGATGCCAGGCTGGGATGTCCCCAGGCTATGTGAAAATGATTGGGAGCTGACCAAGACATGCTTTGCCATGGAGCGGGTTGGGATCAAAATCGACAGGGCATACTGCGAGCAGCAGTACCAAGCTGAGACTGCCCGGATGGCGGACTACGCCAGGGACTTCACTGAAACCAGCGGGTTTGAGTTCAAAGATAGTAACAAACAGCTGGCGATGGCGTTCGATGCAGCTGGGGAAAAATACCCAATGACTGAGAAGGGGAACCCATCATTCAAAGACTCGGTGCTCCAAGGATTCACATCCCCACTAGCGAAGCTCCTCCAGGGCTACCGGGACGCCAGTAAAAAGTCTGGGACCTACTATGGGAATTTTCTCTACTACGCAGACGACCAGGATCTAGTCCACGCCAACATAAGAATGGCTGGTACTAAGACGGGTCGCTTTTCGTACGCAGACCCCAACCTCCAAAATATCCCACGCAACAGCGCAGACAACCCAGGTGGTGCTCAGGTGCGCAAGTCGTTCATCCCACGCTCTGATGAGTGGTGCTTCGTTATGATTGACTTCGATCAGATGGAGTACAGGTTGATGCTGGACTATGCTGGGGAGGAGGGGATCATAAGCAAGATCCTAGACCACGGCCTAGACGTGCACGAGGCCACAGCTGAGATGATGGGCGTAGCACGCTACGCAGCCAAGACAATCAATTTCATGCTCCTCTATGGCGGCGGAGACCAAAAGCTGGCGACTGCCCTAGACATTAGCTTCGTGGAAGCCAAGAACCTCAAGCGCCAATACTTTTCAACTTTGCCCAAAGTCGCTAGTTTCATCAACAGGGTTCGGAGGAAAGCCGAGACGGGTTTCGTGGTTAATTGGGCCGGGCGTCGGTATTTCTTCGCTGACCCCAACGATGCTTATAAGGCACCCAATCACCTGATCCAAGGTGGCTGTGCGGACATCATGCGCTTTGGTATGAATTCTCTTTCTGATATATTGGAAAATTATAGAACCAGGATGTTAGTACAGGTCCATGATGAAATCGTCTTCGCAGTTCACAAGTCAGAGTTTGACATTATACCTACCTTAAAGTCCACCATGGAAAATGTGTACCCACACAAGAGGCTCCCTCTATCCTGCGGCGTTGACCACTCCTGGAAGAGTTGGGGAGACAAGGTTCCAGGTCTTCCGTCCTAGGAAATACCGC